GCTCATGCAGATGCGTTGGACGCTCATGATACGGCAATGGATACTGCGCATGCTTTACTCGCTACCGAAGAGAAGCAGGATGTTATCGACACCGTAGTAGACCGCATCGAGCAGCAAGTAGGCTTAGGCTATCCTGCGGCAAACATCTTCTATATTGACCCGACTAATGGTAGTGACGATGACGATGTTCCTGGCACAAAGGATGCACCGGTCAAGAGTTGGTACGAGATGTTCAATACCGACGATGGGCGTGCCTATGCGAAGTCGCCTGAGCCGGTACTTGTCTATATGCTCGCCCAGCAAGACCAGACCCCTATTGATATGGACGCCTCTGCTGAAACTCCCTTAGGCTGTAACATTGAACAACCTAATGTACGGATTGTCGGTGTTGGATACCCATGGTTAACGAACACTGATGATGGTGATTGTACGATAAGTTTTGAGGATGGTGCCCATAACTGCGAGATTAGTGGATTTCGTATATCTCATCCAAGTGCTCAAGGTATCCATTGTTATGCAGACGATGTTCTTATACACGATATTATTCTTTGTGGTGATTGTAGCAAAGAAACTGCTGCAGGCATTGGTTTCCAGAATGCAAAACGCTGTCATGTGTGGAACGTTCGGTCAGTGGCTGATGCGGATAAACCAGAATCAGTTACGGTTAGTTTTATAGATAGCCACTACTGCTCGGCTAGGGATATTAGAAGTAATTACGTTAGTCATTCTCTTGTTTATTTCTATCGATCTCATCAGTGTAGGGTAATAAATTGTCATCTTACTAAGGCTGCGGGGACACAAGGAATTTACTATGGGCTAGAGTGCACAGATTGCATTGCTTTAGGCTGCACTGAGGCTTGTGATGTTATAAGCAGTAATGTTTTCGGAAGTGGGAATAAAGTATCGAGCCTCGAACGGCAGACCGCTGATGATGCACTAACGGCTTACGATCCGCCGACGAAAGCTGAACTAGACGCATCTGAAACGCGTGTTGAAGTCAACGCTGCTTATGACTCTAGTTCAGGAGTTTTACAAGTCAACGCATTTCTTGAACAAGCTGGACAGCTGAGAACAGTAACAGACTGGACTGCAAAGCTGTATGATTACAAGGGTGCAGAAGTAGAAGACTTAGAAGGAGAAGCTGGTACTACGAATGATGTTGCTTACTGGCAGGCCACATTGAGTACCAGGCTTACCGCTGGCGTAGCTTATTACGTTAAGGTATTATGTACCTATAGCGGTGTTACTTATCATGGCGTCTGCTTGATTTCAACTGGGCTTGTGTGATGATACTGGTTAAAGGTTACAGGTCTCAATTACTAATGTTGAGTGGTTCTGGGGCTACTATCGCTATTGGCCGTGACTCCCAGATATTTTTCAGCAGGAGACTATATCCTGATAGTATTCCGTCGTCGACGCCATTGGAAACAATACCATCTAGTACACCAAGATGGAGTATTCCTTCGAGTACTCCTATAGAGACAGTAGAGTAGGAGAAACTCTATGCCTGGGCGTGATCCTGAAGTAATTTACATAAATCATCGGGGTTTCTTCCAACGCACGTTCAAGTTAGAAGGTGTTGCCCAGGATATGTCTGCCTATACGGATGCTTCTAACAATATTACATTCGAGTTTTATGAAGAAGGGCAGACTGTCCTGTATTCTTTCAACAACTATAGTGATGCTTCTAACTTTGATGATAGCAACCTATCTACAGGGGTCATAGTATTCAAGTACACCGAAGAGACTTTCGATGAAGCGACCATATTTGGGACATCTGATGACGTGAGTCGTCGCTACCGTTGCAGAGTAATTCAGATAGACAGCACTTACCCCAGTCCAGGAAGAGTAAACCCTGAAACATTCGAGGTGGAGTTTAGACGCTAATGATTTACAAGGAACAACAGGATATATTTGTAGATGCCATGGTGCATCAGTATGAACTAGCATCTGGTTCTTTGCAGGCGTTATTCCTGATACCTAAGTTGATAGGTAAAGTACGTCATGAAGAAGACATTAAAAGGATAGACAGGCTTGAGCGTATTCTTATGAGTAGGTATAAGCCACGCAAGAAACGAAAGCGATCTAAAAAGTACATGCTGCAATATGGGTGGTTCGACTGGTTGCTTAGAGAAAAAACGCCTGAAGAATTGAGGCAGCGAAAACTAGCTAAACGCAAGAAAATTCTAATGGAGAAGTTTGGCCCTCACCTCGCAGCCGAGCAAGACTGGATAGCGGCTTCAACTGCAAGAAGGTTGTCACCGTTGGCGGAAGAAGCCAGCAAGGCTGAAGCGGTTACTCGTGTAGTAGACAGGCCACAAACTCCTTTCAGGGTTGCCCTGCGTGAACAACGCCTCAAGCGCGCTGAGGCAGGTTTCCCTGAAGTTGGCAGGCCAGTAAGGGTTGCTACCAGAAAACAGCGTGCTGAATGGGAGAAAGACCCTAGAAGAACTATAACACCCAAGCGGAAACTCGGTGAAAGCATCCAGTTGAAGCTAGAACAATTTCTCAGGAAGAACCGTCTTTACGGCAAAAGCCCAAGTGAGATTAAAGCCCAGTTGAACAGAATGAGCTTTGATACAGTCGTACGAGGTTACAAACTGTTTAAGATTTTAGCTGCAAAAGGAGCTAAGTCAGTAGGCGGGTCTATAATAGAAGGATGGCTCCAGGCTTTCAAAGAAAATCTCTGGGAAAAAGAGCAACGCACCCTTTTTGCTAATAACAGTAACGTCGTTCGTTATGCTGACGAAAACTTGTTTACTGAGTTGCTTCGTGCAATTGCGATGAGTGCAAGGAATGCTAAAACTGAAGTACTGGAAAAAACATTAGCCAAGGCTCATCGTATGGCCATGCGAGTCCGTGAGATTGCTCTTAAGAATATGTTCATGTTCTGGGCTGGATTGATAGCAGGAGAGCTGATGCATCGTGCTGCAAGCAAGCAAATGGTAAACGTGGTAACGCCTGAAGGCAAGAACCTGTCACGTGAAAGACGAATGATGTATGCTGGTCCGTTCCTGACAATGGCCAGTAGTATTATTGCAAGGTTATTTCCAAAGGCTGTAGCTAAAAAGGCATTGTGGAGTAAGGCTATATCCAGTGGAAGAGCCGCAAGTGTTACCAGGGCAGCAAAGACAGCCCAGGTTCGTGGCGTTGCAAGGGCGGCTCTCAGGGAGACCAAGCAGAAAGGTATTCGTGGTGTCAAAACAGGAATAGCAACAGCTGGGGAGGTAGTAAGACCTCATTGGAAAACGTTCAAGTGGACTCATCCTCATGCTGGGGCTATACTGACGAAAGGTGGACGGGCTGGGCGCTTCATAGTCAAACATCCTTTTGCTACGTGGATTGGAGCCGAAGTTGGTCTTCAAGCTCTCCGCAAGAAAAAACAACGTCAATTGGAAGATCAGTATTACCCACGGTACGACTTGCAAAGGGAAGCCTTCAAAAGGTATGCCTTTTATGCACCACTTACGTCATGGCTGAAGAAAGCAAAGAAAGCGTACGAAGGTTTCATAATGAAAGGTTCCGTTGGCAGGGGGTTGGTAACCGCTACACGAGGCGTTGGTATGATTGGACGTGGTGCCGTGAAAACCGTAGGTGGAGCAATGAAAGCAACGTCTCGTACTATGACACCTAAAGGCAAGATACTAGCAGGGGGCTTAATGGTAGGCGGATATGCCTGGGGCAAACGAAAGGGACGACAGCAAGGTCCCCGTCGGCCTTTTTTCAGGGGGCATTTACGATGAGTAATTTCAATCGTGCTGGCAACTTAGTCCTAAAATATGCCGTTCAGCGACAGAGTCTTATCAACCGGCTATTGGATCTGGCGTCTTCGATTAAGCATGGTATGGGAGCGGGTAAGGCAGTAGAAATACTAAGGTCTCCACTTGGAGCTAAGTTAGCCGCTGGTGTAGCAGGGGGAGCGGTAGGCATATCTTTAGGTAAAGCATTACAGCGTATAGAAGACGAAGAGGAAGCAATAAGAGAAAAGGAACGTGCTCGAATACTTGCTGCTGTCAACATGCTTGAGTCATTAAATGCTCCTGTTGATTATATGACGATCGATACGATTGTCAGGTATGAAGGATGGAGAGAAGAACTTGCTAAGCGGACTCCTGAGTCGTTGTTAGCTGCATGGAATAAGTTCCGCGAAGAAACCGCTCGTACCACGGACGTGCCCAGGCAGGTTAGCGAAGCTCGAAAAAGCGTTGGTCAGGCTCTTTTGGATACTCTGGCTGCTCATGGATACATACCAGATAAAGAAGGCAGAATGAGACTATCCGAGGCTAAGCCAAAGGGAGTAGCATTTCCTGCTCCTCCGCCTGGGATGCGTATAAAAGCCGCAGAGGAACATATTACCAGTACATCGCATATCCCAATGGGCGAAGCCAGGTCCATAGAAGGCATGGAGGTAGGCGGAAAAATAGTTGTGCACCCAGCGAAGTTGACGGCCCCAAGATACGTAGCAAAGCCCAGGTATGACCTGGATGCCTTATCAAGGATCCAGATGGAGAGAGCTGCGAAGGGCACATCTGTTACTGGTCTAGGTGCAGTTAGAAAAAGAATCGGTGAAATACATGAAGCAACCAGGGGTGGTCGTGAAACACCACTCATGAAGTCTGTACTCAGTAAAACAATAGATGCTGCTGAGCATGCTCGCATCCAGAAGAAGCTCGCTACAAAAGGTTTTCGCTCGTTGACTGGTGTTGAAAAGCGAACTATTGGACGGCTTCTTACCAAAAGGGCAAAGCGTTGGGGTCTTCGTTTCAATGAACAAGCTCCTACCCAGCAGTACGCTTTTGAACGCACCAAGCGAGCATGGCGTAAGGCCAAGAGAAAAGTAAAAGGAGCTTGGCGAACAGGGACAGCGTGGGGACGTAGGTTAGCCAGAAGGATTTCTTCTGCTGCCAGGGTTGCTACTGCTCAAAGTATGGTTACTGCACCAGGTGTTGCGTGGCAGGAAACAGGACGTTTCTTGGAACGTGAGGCTTCAGCAAGAATTCCTGCCCTGAGCGAATCCCATCCAAGGCTGGCTGCAATAGCTGCAATGGGTGTCAGGCAGGCGGCTGTTACAAGTAGGAGGCCTACCAGCGTTGATCCTCGATTTAGAGAATATACCACGGAAGAACTACTAGTAGAAGCATCTGGTCTCAGCGGGGATTTGCGAAAGCTATTGAATGATTTTGCGAGTAACAAGGCTACACAAAGTGGTTTTGAAAGCAAACTTCACAACGCAATAACTGAGAGCGAGCGAGCAGGGATACTCAATGAAAAGAAAAAGGTTGATACGACCAGGGGGCTTCTCAAGGAAGACATACTGTTTACTCGTAACAGGTTACGGGATATACGAGATGAACTAAGGTCACGTGGTACTCGTGTACCCAACGATATTAACGCTGTATATGCTGAAGCCATATCTCTTGCCGAAGTACCACCATCACCAAGGCGACCAGTAAGACCTGCTCCTACCCTGGAAAAGCAATTGATAACAGAATTACTTGGTAACAGGTACTACAGATGAAGTTAGAACTCGTATGGAGTTATCTGGGACGGAACTGGGACTCACCAGTGAAGCGTTACTTGATAAGAGAATGGCAGGAAGCATACGCCCGCCCCAGCATGGGTAAGACCAAGAGTAAGCAATCCTGGTGGCAACGTATGAAGGGCCGTGTTAAGTGGTACAAGAGAGAAAAGGCCCGTGCTCGTATTAAAGAAATACGTCGCCAGCTTGGCAACCTGAAAACAGCAGGACTCAGAGCTATCAATCGTGCTTACAACGAGATAGTCGCCATTGGGATAGAGACTAAGGATCGTACCATCCAACGTGAAATTGCCCGTCATAAACGAGAGCTTAAAGCAGCTGGTCAAAGGATTGTCCTGGAAGGTAAACATATAGACTGGGAAAAATCTCATGAGTCCAAACTCAAAGGAAGAAATCTTGCACGGGTTGCCGAGATATTACATCGTATGGGCGAGTCTGAAGCCAAGGCTAGGCCTGCCCCCAGGGCCATCATAGGAGGAGTCGAGACAGGACTTTTCGGTCCTGAGATCAAACGAACTGTTTCCCAGTCGCATAGGCTGGCTGCAAAAGGAATGCAACTGAAAGATTTAGCCGAGGAACTTACGAAATCTCCTGAAAGTACATTACCACAACATCACCCTGCATACGTAAGGGTACCTGGAGCAAAAGGGCCAGCAGGAATGAGTACACATGACCTCAGAGAATTAACGGGCATAGGTGTTAGGTCAATCGGCTGGACCAAGCCAGTTGACCCTGCATCTCAAGCATTTCTTGCTCCCTTTAGAGAAGAGCTTGGTAAAAGAGTGGCCAGGGCTGAACTTGCAATGGAACGGGAGGCTTTAGGACGACAATAATGTAAAAAAAATTACAATTTAGTTCTTGCTTTTTTATTTCATTATGCTATATTTAGCATAGAGGTGTAATGATGGCGAAACTATTTGACTTGTCACGTAGTACAGATGGACGCACTTATACTCTCAGGAACGTCCCGATCTTCAAAACTCATGATGATCGTGGGTTCAATTGCGATGAGAAGTGGCTCGATGAAGCTATCGAGAACCACAACCTTCGTAAAGCAAAGGGTTATTTGCCTTCTGTTTTCGTTGGACATACATCTAAGAATGGCGAGGAGAAAGAAGCAATAGGCTTTTTGGATACCCTTTATCGCAAAGGCAAGATAATTTATGCGAATATCGCAAAGATACCTGAGACTATAGCACAAAAGTTCAAAGCGAATGCGTTTCCCAATCGTTCGTGCGAGGTACTCCCTAAGAGTAAAAGGATCGTCGGCCTTGCGTTCCTGGGAGCCACGCCACCGCATTTTGCTTTACCTTCGATGATATATGAACAGACCGACGAGAAGTCCCATTGGGTTAATTACGAACAACAGGAGGAAAAACGGATGAGTGGAATTGGTGAAATGTCTCCAGAGCAGTTTGGTGAAATTGTTGCCAACGCAGTGGTTGCAGGTATTGAGAATTACAACACCAAGATGGAGAACGAAGAGCAGGAAGAATACCAGAAGTTTGTTGACGGCCTATCCAAGGAAGAGAAAGAAGCGTTCAATTTGAACCCAGAATTGTTCCTGGAGTTGTACGGTCAGTATGGCCCTGGTGTCGTGGATGTAGATGTTATCCAGCAAACTTCAGGTGGACCGCTCAATGAAGAAGCAGTAGGAGAAGAGACCAATGTTGACAGGGCCAAGCAAATTGACGTTGGTAACCTGGATGATACCATGATGCGTACCGTCGATGAAAAAGGGGCTGTAAAATCAGCTGGTGCTCCTGAAGTAGAGCCTGGTACTGCTGTTGCCGAAATGACGCAGATGAAAGAAGACACTGAAACCCTGGCTTATGCTATAAGAGATCTCCAGGAAGAAGTGGACGTGTTGACGACTGCTAATCGTGCTCTACAAAGTCAGAAAGCTGCCAGTGAAATTAAGGCTTACCTGATGGATTTGAAAGCACGAGGCTATGCCTTGAATGAAAAAGACATAGACCATCGTGTTGACATGATGATGAGAATGGATGAAGATCTCCGTAAGGATTACATGAAGGACCTGGAAAGTTCGCTCCCGAAAGTCCCTACTGGCCGGTTTGATTTTTCAGGTGGTCTTACCAAGGCTCAGCTTGGCGACTCGAATGAACTGGCAGTCAAGTTTGAAGCCAACGAAGAAAAGTACAGGGCAGCTGGTGTAACTTGTGCGGATGATCTTAAGTACGTATCCCTTACCGGTGGCGAACTTTAAGTTCAGACTAGTATAAAGGAGGATTGCAAGTTATGGCGACTTATGGCAATAAGACGTACAAGTTTAAGAATTCTGCTGGGGCTATTTGCAGGTATCCAGTTGCTGCCAACGTTGTAATTTATCGCGGACAAATGGTGGCGTTGGAGGCCAGCGGGTATGCAATCCCTGGAGCTGATGATCCTACGCAAGTTGACGAGACTGCGTTGACACCAACGCTTTTCGTAGGGTTTGCGATGGAGCAGGTTGATAATACCAATGGCAGCGATGGCACCAAGTACGTCAGGGTGGACCGACGCAAGCAGGTTATGCGGGATATGGTCATCACTGATACTACAACGATAGCCAACGTTGGCGATATTGTCTACCTTGGGCTTCAGGAAATAAATTCTGATGAGTACACTGCTGATAGCGATCAGAACGAAAGCGTTTACCTGGCAGCTAGCTCTACGAATTACGTTCCCGTTGGCATGATTACCAAGTGGACTAGTGCCCACGTTGTAGATGTCGATATTATGTGCGGCGTGCTCCCGTTCTCAACGGCATTGTATACGACGACTGCTGACCTTGCGTCTGTTGCTGATGCTAAGGGTGCTGACCTTATCGGTATTACCACTGATATTGGGTTTACTGGTACTGACGTAAAAGCAGCCCTGGAAGAAATATACACGCACATGACTACAAGCCAGGGCTACATTCCGCTGGATATATGCAGCCTGAGAGTGATTGATAGCGATGAGGTTCACAACAAGACTAATATCGGTGGTCTTCTTTGCGAGGATTCAACCCCGATATTGAAGCGGACGGATACAGCACAGGACAAGTCACTGGTCGTGCATTGGACGACATCCGGCGTAGAAGAACTGATATGCCAGATTCCCAAGCCTCCAGACCTGGATGCAAGTGCTAACCTCGTATTGCATGCCTTGATTGGTAAAGGGTCGAATACAGATGATTCCGCCAAGTTCGAGGTTGGCTTCTGGGATGGTATAGGCGATACGGAATATTCTACCCAGGTTACTCTTGCTACCAGCGCGTTGACTGAGTATACGATGGCACTTACTGCGGCGAATCTTTCGGCTGCACCAGGTGTTATCAACGTCCGTATGAACCCGACTGACACGCATGACAATGACACTATTCAACTTGCCGGTTTGTGGGTTGAATATACAAAAGCACAGTTGACATCATGATGATTGATCATTGGAAAAAAGTAATAGAAGATGCAAAGGGACCAGGCAATACATCCAGCCAATGCCTGGTTGACGTTGGTCGTAAGTTGGGCTTTATTACGGAGGGAGCTTCACAGGTAGAGGCTCCCCCCGTGACGGCGGAAAAAAGCACTAGTAAAAGAGCCAAACGAAAAAAAGGCTCGACCACAGCGTAATCTCGCTGTGTCCCGTATTGACGGAGTATTTAATGTGGCCCCTATTAAACTAACAGGTTAGAAAGGAATGGGGCGATGCTAGGTTATGACTTAGGAATTTTCGATGCAGGTGTAAGGTCTACTTTTTGCAAGGAATTCATTGCCAGGGCCAGGAAAACGGTCTGGCAGGAAATCTGTACTGTAGTGCCTTCGGACAAGAAGACGGAAACGTATAAGATGTTGTCCAGCGTACCAGCGTTGGAACGTCTTATGGATGAGGTTACTCTGCATAGTTTCAGCGAGTATGAATATGCATTGACTAATCTCACCTTCAAGACAGGGTTCGAGATTGAGAGGGACGTACTGGAATTCGACCAGACTGGTCAAACGCACACGTTCCCTGCTCAGCTTGGGTCCCGTTCAGCAAGTCACCCTGATAAGTACATTGCTGCATTGTTGAAGCATGGTGCAACTAGTACGATTACTGAGGCTATTCGCAAGGACGGTATCGAGTCTACCAGCGGTTATGATGGTACCACTTTCTTTTCTACCAGTCATGCCCTGGCAGACGAGTCGCAACCCTCCAGTGGTAACTTGTTGACTGGAACCCTGAGCGCTGATGACTTGACTGCTCTTGGTTCTGTTGATGGAACTCATGGCGGAACTAAACTTGAGGAATGTTGCGCCCAGTTCACCAACGACTTGAACAATGCTATCGTGGCGATGGCTAATTTCAAGGACTCCCGTGGAGAGCCTTGGCATGAAAGCATCGAGCCTGAAAGTCTTGTGCTCATCTGTGGGCCTGAAATGGTTATGGTAGCCAGGGCGGTTATCGAAGGCATTACCAATGTATTCGGTGGCGGCGGAACCAATCCGATGGTGAAATCGGTTGGTCGTATCATCGTAATGAACAGGGACATCGGCAACCGCACCGGTGATAACCCCAGGTATGGAACATTCTACCTGTGCAAGGTTGACACACCCGTGCGTCCGTTCCTGCTGCAATCGTTTACGCCGAAGACGATCGACCCGTCTGAATTCCCTGAAGTAGACCCGAACATTCTGACAGCATTGGCGGGAACTACGATCGAAAGCAATCTGCCACGTGTCAATGGCCCAATGGACTCCCAGTTCATCTTGACCGAGAAGATTATCTGGGCTGTCCGGCGTAAGTATGCCATGGGCTATGGTATCTGGCAGAATTGTGTCAAGAGCGTAGGGCTGCCTCTGTCGTAGGGAGATACTTGAATGTCGGCCTATCTGACCGTACGTGAACTTGACTTGATGTACGACAGAGAGATGATCTCCAGGCTGAGTTCAGAAGATGACAGGGGTGAGCGTGACATAGCAGTAATACAAGCTGCGATTACGAAGGCATCATCTATCGTTCGTGATACCTTGCGTGCCGTTTACAGCGATGCCACGTTGGCTGCTTCTGAGACTATCAAGGAAATAACCGGCAGACTTGCCATGAAAGCATTATGGGGGAGGCGACTCGATCGTGGTCGTCTCCCTGATATTTTGCTTGAGCAAATCAAGGAAGCCATGACGTTCTTAGAGCTTCTCAAGACTTCCAGGATGCACCTTGATGGTAATTATCCTACACCCTGGATTGGACCTGACTCGTTGAGTGAACCGAAAAACGTGTTTGCAGGGAGCGGGGCGTTTGATGGCATGCCTGATATTGACCATGAATACAATAATGAAATAGGGGATAACTGATGGCACTCGCATATTTTCCTGGGTGCTTCAAGGTTACTTTTAACAGTAAAGATTTAGGAGCTACCCAGAATGGTGTAGAGATACATGAGACAGTTTTATGGTCTCCTATCAACGTAGACCACGAGGGTGGGACGGAGATAAACGCAATCTACGCTGGTAAGCGAGTAACCCTTTCTGTTATCATGATGCAGTATGATAAAGAAACCATTGAAGCTCTCTTCGTAGAGGGTGATGATGGAAATACTACCAGGGGGAAAATAGGGCCCATTGGACAGTTGGCTGTTGATGGTGATAACTCCCTGGCTAAGACTTTAGTACTCAACGAAATAATTGCAAGTACTCGTGCTAACAAGGAGAAGGGTGTTCAAATAACTGCAAATAGGGCCGTTTTAGAGGGAGACACTGCCTTGTTACTTTCAACAACTGCTCCTTCCAGGCTGACGCTTACCTTTAAACTGCTACCGGATGATACACAGGATAATGAACGGGTTTACTATAAAGAAGAGGAAAATCCTGCTGAATAAGGGAGAAATCATGCCTGGTGAAGATACATTTGAAGTTGACCTTTCGACTGCTCCTGCCCCTGTAAAATTCAAACTTGTCCTGGAAGATGGAAGCTCACTTGAGTATGACCCAACCGTACTCCTGATGAAATTCTACAGGTACATTCGCATACCAGAAATAGATCCTTCCCTCGATGATACCCAGGTAACAGCACTGGTTGAGAAGCACTTGAAAGAATTGGACCCAGGGGTCTTCCATCGTGCCATCAACTCCCTGTTCCCAGAACAAGTGGAAATGTCATTGGGTGTTTGCCAGGCAGTGTACAAAAAGATACTGGAAGCCGCTACCGAAGATGACAGGCGATTAAAAAAAAATCGCTTCCTAGAGCAGAACTTTGCAGGTTCTACGGATGGAAACCAGAAGACCTTGAAAACATCGATCCAATCACCCTCCGAGAGTTCTACAGATGTATCTCCATCCTGAAAGCACGGGAGCAGCTGGACCTGGCTATAGTCATGATGGCTGCAAAAGAAGGCCACCTGGAACCCTTGATAAAAGGCACGGAATATCCTCACAAGGAACATTACCTATGGCAAGCCAGGCGTTTAAGACGGAAGAAATCAGATGAGTTTTACCAGTACGACGTTTGATACGTTTTGGGAAAGATTAGGCAGGCTGGTCTATCTTGTCACGGCTCTGGACAAGATAGAGGAAACTACAACTAAACAAACAGGCGATATTTGTCAGGGTCTGCCTTACCTAGAAGATATAGCAAAGGACCCCTTTGAAGAAGATACCGATGAATGGGTTGAAGCTTATGGTAAAGCTCAAGCCGAAATTGAGAACTTGACTAATGCCTTTCGTGCTGGGCGAAACTCCCTCGTGTCATTGAAACGTGCCGTTAAATCGTCGATTGATCGACTCATGTCTGATGCCGTTCAAGCATGGGATTATCCTGATCCCAGTCCCGTCAACCAATGGTCTTACCTGACGAAAGAAATGCTTGCCGCCGATCCGAACGAATTGCTGGTAGCTAACGACGCCAAGGTCAACGTAGCAGGAGGTGGTGCTGCTTACGAAGGTAAAGGGCAGGATTCTGGAGCTAAGACTACACAGGACGGCTACATCATAGCGTCTACTATCAGGCCTCATTCAGATGGGACAAGTAAACTAACGGAACTTCCCATCGCTGAAACCATGAAGGTAACATGTACCAAGGATGTATTCGGTGGGGCGACAGCTGGTAGTGAACGCTTCACGATAAGAGGTACTCCCAAGCTGCCGTCGGTTTACCATGGCGGAACAAGAGGTTCTGGAGCAGGGCCCAGTTTTACAGTAATCCATGGAGCAGGAACCAATGAGATTACTAACGGGGATTGCGAAAACTGGACTAGCAGCGCTTTGGATGGTTGGACAGCTGTTGATGGTGCCTTCGGAACGGAAATAACACAATATTCAACGACTTCCTTTTTGTCGACTAACGTCGTCAAGATGACGGCTGCATCGGCTGCGGACACGTTATCTATCAAGCAGGATCTTACTAACCTTACTGCGAATACTGTTTATGGCGTGGGGTTATGGACATACTGGAACATTTCCTCTGATGATGGCACCAACACGCTGGAGATAACGTTACATGATGGCGATGACAACGAGGTAGGCACTACCGACCTGGCAGTAGCAGATGGTAATAAGCTCACGCTTACTACTGCTGCCGAAGCTACCTGGACTTTCCATGGTTTCATGTTTGCAACACCAGATACGATAACAGGCACACCCTACCTGAAGATCGAAGCAAAAATGAATGCTACCAGCGACCTGATACTGATAGATAATATCGCCATGGGTAAGGCTACCGAACATAACCACGTGCAGTTTGCTGCATTTCGTGGGAACGTCGATTTCGTGCTTGATGATGAAGTCACAGTAGTTGTTACCAATAACAATACCAGCATCATGCAAACGCAAATTGGAAGATTGTATGACGTGCAATTACCTTCAGGTACACCCGTAACGGTTCCAAACTCCTTGAGCGAGATTCCATAGTGCGTTACTCATTGTTAAAACAAGCAGTCAAAGAACTACGTGAAAGCACGTACGTAACATTGTCTCGTGATATGTGTTATGCTGTACCTTCACCCGTGACCATGCCTGAGATGCCGGAATTTGCAGTACAGGTATGGGACAACGGTACGCGCTGGACTGACATCGCAGGCGGTTCGATCAGTGAACAAATCTCGCTGGGAATAGCAGTATACTCCAGGCAACCGATGGATCGCACCGGTCACAGGGCTCTTACTGAAGACTTGCTTGACAAGTACAGGGGTGTACTGAGAACACTATACTTGTCTACACTGGATGACGCCTTGACGGTTCCCTTAGTTCCAGTCACCGAAAGTTCCGTTGATCGCATGGAAGCCAGCGAGATAACACATTTACGTAAAACCATGATCTTCGCTGGTCAAATTTGGATGGATACTGATAGTATAACCTGGTAGATTCAACGATGCCCAATGGCGATTATACGTATCATATAGGCAGGGGCTTCGAGGAAATGCGACCTGGCGTATTGTCTGAGGTTGCTGGCATTCCTGGACGAGCCTTGCGCGGAACAGTAGGAGGAGTAGGAACAGGAGTTGTAACAGGGGCTGTTACTGGCGTATTATTTGGTGGCCCAGCGGGAATGGCTGTTGGGGCTGTTACTGGAGGAGCAGCATTACTGGTAAAGGCTTTCAAAGGCCTTACTGAAACAACTCGCAGGTTGACCAGTACCGTCCTGAGATTCTCAAGGACTTTCGAGGATATAAATCCTGTTTTTGCCAGGGTCGCTGCTGACTTGGAACGAAATGCCGGTCGCATGCGGCGGAGAATAGCCCGCACGCTGGAGCCAACGTTACTGGCACAATCCCGTCTCGCAAAAGAGACTGCGAAGAGTTATGAACGTTTGGCCACGTTGTACAACAAACTACGAGCTAGAATAGAAGTGCCTGTCCTGGATGCTTTCACTGGTCTGGTCAAACGCATAAACAGGTTGTTCGGTGTTGATCAACCGAACGTCAGGAATATAAATTATCTATTCGAGGCAATGCGTAGTATCCAGGGAGCAGTTGCTCGCCGTCATCAACAGCTTGTTGAAACTAATGCTCCTGGACTAGTAACACCTCGTCCACCGGAAGAAGCTGCCATCCAGGATATTGTTGTACGACGCCGGAGGAACGTTGAACCTAGTTTACCAGTCATGCCGGCAGAGGTAATACAGAGAAAAGCTACCAGGCGCTTTGAGGGAGGTGCTCCAGGTGGAGTAAACGTTCATGCAGAATTTTACCTGGATGACAGCGAGTTGCAACGTAAGATGAGCCAACTGGCAAGGAAAGTCGAAAAAGAGATATGGCTTAATCGTTTTGCCAGCTTGAATGGGAATCTTGTAAGGCCGTAAACAGCGGAGATATTTCCAGGTGGCTGTAACCGAGACCAAGCTGACGTATAATGACGTTACCCTCAATCGTGTCAGGGTTACGATTGATTGGATGCCTGTACGCAAGGGTGGCAGGGATACGCCTTATGATAGCAATGAACGTTGGGACGAGAGTGTCTTGCGGTTTCGTATTATGGCGGATGGCTATCTGATCGCATCATCACAGGAGACGTTTCAGGCGTCACTAAGATCTCTTGCCCAACATGGGGGATCAGGCCTGGAAGTACTTCAGACTGTCTCAGGTGAAGACCAGAAACTTTTCCCCAGTGTAAACGACGGGGATATTTCCAGCACTGACCTTACCGGTGGCCCTTACGTGGAGACATGTGAAGTTTCCCAGTTCTTTAACGAAAAGGTAGCTCGGATAAGATGGGCGTGTACTACTGATCGCATCAGGGGTTCTAATGCTCTTGCCCAGAATGAACCGTTACGTCATATTTATACCGTCAATCATACCGTTGATTTGAATGGGCGAGTAGTAAGAACTATCAATGGGACAATTGAATTTCAACATAACGTAGCAGTCGATGCTGACGCCACGTTCCGGCCAAACTTAGATGCTTATAAAGTATGCCCAAGGCTTCAGAATTTTGAACGTACATACAGCACGCAATTGGGACCATACGGTCGTATCCTCAATTACACGATAACTGATACACAAGTAAGGTTCCATTGGCCTGGCTACGTTACGGATGGCAACATTCACTATAGGATTATATTTGTTGGGGACCCATCTAATGCTGTGAAACTGCGTCGTGAACTCAGTGGCGCAGTAACTGCTCCATTCGGAGTAGGGATAACTGAGCATTATAATGCTATCATAGCCGTAATCGAGTCCAAGTTCGGGACTGCTTTCTCCAGCCCGTCTAATTCCAAGATACTCTGGAAGCATTTTTCACTAGATGAAGTAGTCGAGACCAATACATTGAGTTTTCGTATAGCCTGCGAGGAGACGCTTGCAGACAGGCCGTCTACCAAGGAATACCAGGACATACTGTTGTCACGTGGCCTTGGTAACACACCCGATCCAGGTTGGTCTTTCAGGCTGGGAGCACTAGGAGCTACCAACGTTTCTGGGCGATGTGGTGATGGTAAATCTTATGGTGGTTCTTCTGCTGGCGACAGGCAAGGTGTTTATGATACAGAAGAGGTCAAGTGGGGTTATGGAGGAGCAGACAGCAAGATAGGAGAAGTAGCCGATAATTCCAATTCTGATGACCAGAACAAGGAAGACGACTACATTACTTACGTTAATGAATTCAGTTACATGATCAAGACTGGTTATCGACGAATGGTTACTCTTGGAGTTACCGATGATGTAATGTTGCGTTTACATGATCCAGTCATCTACCTGACAATGGATGGTTATGCTGAGCGTATTAACAACATGCCTGAACCTCCAGTAATACCAGACGGCTCACGTATCATAGAAAGCAAGCTGGAACCCAAGCTGGGTGAAATCGGTGCTCTTGGCGGACAACAGGTTTACCAGTTATCATGGAATATTATCGCTACTGATCCTTCATGGAAAGTAGATGATGCCGTCATTGCTGGTACCAAGACTGGATTTCCTGCCGATGAACAACACCTGGTGCCCATGGACAATATCAAGGATGCCTTCTGATGAGTATTAGCGTTACCTATGGATACCCTGGTAACCCCTATCCCGTGTTGCTGGAATATGGTACTCGTATTTACCTGTCTGAAGGGGCATTCCCTGCGGTTATAACATGTCACGTTGATGGAGACACACTTGATAAGTTGCTTGCCTGCATGTCAGATGGAGCAGGTCATTATGGCACGTTCAAGGTCGAGGGTAACCCCGATAGTTTCACTTGGGATAACGTCTACTTGTGTGATTACACCCTCGTAGATGGTGCTACTGGAGCCATAGAAACGGGAGGCAAGATATATAAGCTCACGTTGATGGATGAACGTTCCGCTTGGATGGTTGAACACCTGGATTCAGATTGGGTTGTCAACTTCATCAGTCCAAACAGGATTTCAGATGGGCCTGAAGGAGTTCTCTACAATGCAATTGGCAGTACACTCGGTGAGCTTATAGATGGTTTACGGACTGCTTTCCCAAGCTTCAACATCCCAGACACTGCTATTACACAACTGGCTCCAGTAAACCTATGCATGGTTGGAATGAACGTGCTCGAAGCCTGGCAGCTTATACTCGATTTATCATTTGGAACTGCTGGTGAAGGTCAAACCATATTATGGAACCCAAAGACTGGTTCCGCTGAAATTACTGCCAGGTATTTGACAGCAATAGATACTGATGACTTTCTTGAAGGTGAAGCTGGTGAACGATACCTGCGTGATTATTTACAGGACATGTCACAGACAACTTACCTGGAAGACGTTAGAATACCAGCGACCGTAAGAACGCTAGTACCCGTAGTCGAGCCTTACATGATTGTTAAGGCAAGCGAAGACGCACAGGAATCGGTACACGGAGTAGTAGCTGATCCTGGTGGTCCACTTGCTACTGATGACAGGCGGTGGATATATTTCGACAATTCAGTTACCATCGTTGATAACACAGGCGCAGGCACAGCCAGGGTTTTTTGTACTGATGCTGTTGCTTATTACTATACTGATTTCGCCTCTTCGCCTGGCGTTTATCTCAAGTCCTGTCCTGCTGATATTGATGAGATAGAAGATGTTTGCAGTTATCGTGCCAACCAGTACGTTTACCAACTTGCTCATCCCAGCTTGATGGCTAAGCTGGCAGGTATTCATGACCTGGATCTTAATGCAAACAGACGGGCCATCCTGTGGGAAATTGATGACGAAGGAGCAACCACTACTTATGCGACTAAGCCGTCGCTAATTATACCTGGATTCGCAAAAATCCCGCAACGAACTTTACTTTCAGGAGATAATTTCTTTTCAGCTGAATATGATAAGGTTAGCCAGCGTATAGGTATGATCCGACGTACCGCTCTTGATAACGTGTACTCAGCTGTAATCACTAGTGTTGGAGGAACTCCATCGAACTATACCTATAGGGTCAAAATGATTGCGGCTCCCTATGATGATACACATTTCCCAGATAGGCTCTTAAGTCCTATAAATAGCCTTGCTGACTGGGATATAACTGCTACTGTTACTCCTGCTTCCGTCGGCGATCCATGTCTGGTAGTTGTGCATGACATAAACGACATCGACTTGATACAACTGACTGAAAAAATAGCCACCACAACTGGTGATTCCCCAATAAAATGGGCAATAGCTACAGCTGATTGGGTAAACGTCGAACCAGGAACCGAGCATAATGCCTGTTACGTTCCGTGCAATCCTTGTGATGACAGGAAAGGCACTAATCCTGATACAGGTACTAATTTCAATGTATATCTACCACGTACAGGTGACCAAGACCCCAACGTAAGAGGACCTTCGCCAGGCCCTGCTGATGTTATAGGCTACATTATCAACGGCGAGGGAGACCGCATTTGCGTGACTGATTATCTTGATGATAAGATAGGCACTATTAAGATGTGGAATGTTGGTGATGATGATGGTCCTACTGGAATACCTCGGGGCTGGGAGGAGCTGACTTATCTCAGAGGCAGATTCCCCGCAGGGCACTTCCAGGGAGATGACGATTTCGGTACAAAAGGAGGGACGGGTGGGGACAAGAGTCACTCCCATTCTATTATTACTGTTCTCCCTACCGCAATACAAGCGGCTCAGGAATATGAAGATGAAATAGGTACTGACACTCAGAAGCATTTACCTCCCTTCTATACGCTCTTCTTCATTATCAGGGTAAATTAGTGAAAATAGCACGCTTTTTACAGCTCGACAGACAATAGGCCACCCTTTATAGTGTTAGCCTTTATTCAACGGATAGATTAGATATAATTACCAGGCAACATGTTACTCTGCTCTCAGGCTGCTGGAAGTCGGGCCTGAAGCACTGATCCTCCTGGCCTTCTCCCTCCAGGAGGATCTTATTTTGCTTGAAAATAATCGTAAAATAATGCAAAAAAACTATAAAATAACCGCAAAAACGCCTTATTCCTGTATTATTACAGAGAGGCAGGTTTTATTGGAGCATTCGCACCATACCTGGCTTTCATAGGCTCATGAACATGAGGAGACCAGCATGAGCAAGAATGAAAATGGCAGTGACGTAGTGACAGATGCCGAGAGAACGCAAAAGCGTGGCAAATTTCTTGATGCCCTTAAGTGGCATGCCAGTATGCACCTCCAGGAAGTGGCGTATGGGTTTTTCTTCGCTGCGGGGATGCTAGCACTGAACGTCCTCGTTGGAGGGATAGCAGGTAAACCAAAGAGGCTGACAAGGCCTCCCCAGGATGATGGTCCTGGGGCATGATTTCGGACATAGGGGTAACTCGATTATGAGTTGCCCCTTTTTTTAGCAGCATAAGGAAAAACAAAATGTATGAGAGTTCAAAAAACATAAACCTTTGTGATGTTTGTGTATTGACCGCAGCCCAAGTTGTAACTACCTTGGCCACATTCGCTATATGTTATGGCATTGGCGAATTGCTCAATAGAGCATATAAGTGGACTAAAAATCGGGTAAAATGAACCTACCTCAAGCACGAAGGATGTCCAACGAGAGCAAACTCTTGTTGGAACAGCTTTGGGCAGGATCATGGAAAGCAACAGTTATTGCTAATCCTGCTAAGGAAGCCTACATCTATTTCCTGAGATGCTTATGCTCTGAAGCTAAAGCATCAAAATGCAAGTGGATTATAATGGGAATACGGGCTTATTATCAACGTCGTGGGCGATCATATATGCCCGACGTGATATTTTTAGACCGTAAAACTTTGAGTACGTGGTCAGCAAAACATCTCGATAACATGAGTGAAGGCTGGCTGCGTTACCTGGAGTCCAGCCTATGAAATACCGTTATGTTACCTGGTGGACAAACGCTAGCCAAGAGCAACGGTCAAGTATCGTTGACAAAGCCCGTCTTATCTACGGCGGGTTTCGGCTGGAGGCTTGTAAGAGATGGACTGTGCCAGGCAAAGCTGTTTCAGATGAGCCTCTAAAGATGCTGTACGAGCATGAATGGCAGCATCTTAGTCCGTCGGAGAGATCTGCAATTGAGCGGACGCTGTATTACACGTGGAGAAAGAAGTACAACGTCCCAGCGAACAGAATTGAATGGCCTGCAAACGTTAGCAGCAGACCGTTCCTGAGCTAAGGCTAAATAAGCCCCCCTCCTCTTGAGGGTGCTCTTACTGCAACTCGCAGTGAGCGTACTCTTGAGGGGAGGGGGGCTGTCGTTTTTTTTTCGTAAAACACCCTTGCTTTTACCAGGCGTATCAACTATAATCAATAGACTACTAAGAGGGAGAAATCAATGTACCTGCCTACTAAGTTTCCGTTGGTTATATAGCAATACATACTAATTTCACAAGGAGGAAATCAGTTCTAATGTAAAGTAACTACCTGCCGTCGTAAACATTTCATTGATGATATTATGTATCATTTACAGGAGTCAGCCAAATGCCTAAGGGCAAACACCATACTTCGTGGAACGTATGGGTAGAAAACATATTGCTGGTGGGTTCTTTCCTGCTGGCCGTGGGCACCGCCCTCATAGAATTCGTCACAACTTTCAGGGAAAAAAAGAAGGAGCACCAGGATGACAACAAAACTGAGGCCGAGAACTAGAACGGTTTACGTCAGCGATGGTTTACACGAGGCCTTCCAGAGACTTGATACATTGGCAGGTAACAAGGGTATCAGTTTCGGAAAAGCAATGGAGTTAGCTCTCAAAAGAGGCCTCCGAATGAAAGCTCCTGATTTTGCCAAGCGTAAGAAAAAACAGAAAGCAGATAAATCTGCTAAGGCTAAGGCTCGTACCACCAAGGGTCAAGCTGCTGCAAAAAAGGCTGCTACAAAAATGGTAAGCAAATAACATGGCTAAACCAAAAATAATAAGTCTTACTTATAGTTCCCAGGACGCATTCTGGCATTGTCCGATGAAGTACTACTGGAGTTACGAGGAACAAATAGCTACGTTAGTTCCAGCTGTCTACTTCGTGGTGGGTGGTGCAGGGCACGCTGGACTTGCCTCACTTCTTGCTAATAACAACGTAGAACTAGCTGAAAAGGCTGTCCAGAATTATTTTCGTGGTATACGCAAGTATGACCCTCCGTGGGATCCCACCAGGTATTGCCAGATGACACGAGCGTTGATACGGGCATACAGTCAGCAATACAGCCCCGTTCGTCTTGAAGAAGGTGAAGGACCTTTCAGCTTTGAACTAGGCGAAGTTGATGGGCATACGCTGGTCATTGAAGGACGCTTCGATGCTATCCAGAAAAAAGGTCGTAAACGTGAACTCATCGAGCACAAGTTCCTGGAATCGACTTTACCAGATGACGAGGCATTGCTGTCGATGGATCGCCAGGTCACCACGTATATAATGGGAGCCAGGGAAGATCGCAACTGGAAGCTGTCAGGCGTTACTTATAACATTATATACAAGCCTAACATGTCATCTCGTACCAAGTGGACACGGCGGAAGGATAATGAAAGCTGGGAGCAGTATACCAATAGAATTGCCGAGCATATTCTGAAATATCCTGGCAAGTACTTTGATCGAATACGAATGAAGAGGAACTCCAAGGATATTCAAGAACTTAAGCAGCATTATTTTTATACGGCTCATCGTATCCTAAAATGTCGCCGTGACAAAACATGGGCCAAGCCATCCAGCATCTTTCGTTGTCGTTTCTGTGAATTCAAGCCGCTTTGCTTAGGACGGAAAGGAGCATCAAAGAAGTTTCGGAGAAAGACGGCGTTGCATGAGGAGCTAGAATGAGTCAAAGCGATCTGCATATTATTGATAACTTGCTCTTAGCAATGCTACAAACAGAAGAAACCCATGATATTGAAGTTCTTAAGCGGCATTGGGGTAGTTGCGTCTATGATGCACTTGACAGACTCCACGAAGCTTGGAACAGTAGAGAGATGAAATCTATTACTGCTACCTGGTCTATCTACTTCGCCAAGTTGGATGGGACCCCTTATGAAAGGCTGGAATAATAGACATAATGACACCTGAACATCCTCGTTGCTATAGAGAATGGGCATAAGGAGATAGCAAGACTATTAAGTACACACATGAAATACAGGAAGTTCCCTGATATAGGAGACCTGAATGCCAAGACTTAAACTAGCAAAACCTGTCTTCGAGATACCAACGAAAATAACAGACTACCTTGTACTAATACACGGGGGCCCAGGCATCGGTAAAAGTTCTTTTGCTGCCCAAACGCCTGACCATTACATCTTCGACTTCGAGCATGGTTACAAGGCTCTGCCATATCGAGGCGAGTTCATCTCCAATGGATGGACTGGAGATGTACCATCAGGTGCTCCCTTCGAGCATATGTGGGATGTGTTAGCCCTTTGTAAAGATGCCAAAGACATAACAACAATTATCATAGACCCAGCCGAAGCTTGGTTCGAGATGGTCTGTGCCTACGTTTGTTCAAATTCAGGGACTACTCACATTAACACAGGGCCCCTCAAATATGGCGTAGGATATAAATTCGCTTGCGATGAAATCCGTAATATATTAAACGAGACGCAAAACTTAGGCATGAACGTGCTTCTGGTGAGCCACTCCAGGGAGATTGAGATTGAAGAAGGAGATCTTAAGTACTCCAAGTCCGTCCCTGATTTTCCCGCGTCAGCAAGGAAGGTGCTTATGGACCTTCCAGACTTGGTTCTTTACTTCGGCTGGGAACGGTTCGATGAAAAAGGAGAAGTTCTCGAAGAGCCAGAACGCCACATCTACGCACAACCATCTGAAGATTTCGAGGCGAAATCCCGTATCATGTCGTTTGAAGGTTGTAGCATGGGCAACAGCCCCCAGGAAGCCCGTGCTAACTTCGAGGCAGCATTCGAGAAAGCAATAAAGCAGGAACAAAAAGCCTGGGGTTCTAAAAGGAGGAAATAACCAATGAAGAATAGGAACTTGGCACACAGCGACAATTGGGCTACACCAAAAGCATTGTACGATAAGCTGGACGCCGAGTTCCATTTCAACTTTGATCCTTGTCCGTTGCACGATGGTCCAATTGCTCCTGAACAAGATGGCCTGCTCATACCGTGGGGAACTCGGAACTTTATCAATCCGCCATACAGCCGAAAACTAAAGGAGGCATTTGTACACAAGGCTGTCGAAGAGGCCGCAAAAGGCAAACTATGTGTGATGTTACTACCAGTGAGTACTAGTACCGTGCTTTTCCACGAATGGATACAGCCGAATGCAAGCGAGATTCGATTCTTAAGAGGCAGGGTAAAGTTTTCAGGTTATAATACCAAGGGTGAATGGGTGACGGACAAGGCAGGTATGCATGATAGCATGGTTGTGATTTTTGATGGGAGGAAGTAATGGAAGCAACGGTCGAAGGTAACGAGTTGACCTTGAAAATCCACCTGGCGAAGCTGGACGAGGCTCCGATTTCCAAGCAGGGTAAATCTCGTGTAGTAGCTTCATCACATGGATTTCAGCACTTGGTGGTCTATGAAGGAGCATCATTGGCCATCAATTACAATATCACTGCTCCAATTACACAGAAAGGGCAATAGACATGGCAAGACGTAGTTCAAAACCGAAGTCGGAATTTACTGGATTGACAGCGGCATGGAAGAAAACCAAGGCAAGAGAACGTCCTGACTTCACTGACCTGCCTGTAGGCTCTTACCAGTTTGAGATCACGAATGCTGAAGTCAAGGAGACCAAGGCTGGTAACTCGCTCCGGTTGTGGGCGACGTGCGTAGTTGTCGGTGGCGATTATGAAGGTCGCACCACGACTAAGAGCTGGACGCTGGCATCTATCGAATTGAAACCAGCTGGCCGTGGCAGTAAAACGAAGGTCAAGAGCTATGAATGGGACGAGATGGGCCTTGAATACCTGATGACCGACATGATTACGTTGGGCATCGCTGAAGACGAGAAAGATGCCCGCACGTTCGACCCCGCCACAGAAGTAGCAGAGGCAATGGTGGGATTGGTCTTCGATGGAGCTATCGTAGAAAGTAAGAAGGTCGACAGGGATGGAAAGCCTTATCGTAACATTTACGTCAATGGCTTGGTAACTGAAGAGCATAGACTCTAAGTCCAGTAACTTAAAAGGTGCCTGGGGCTTCTTCATTGCATTATCTCCTCGATGCAACAGACAAGAGAGAAGCCCCAGGCCATAGGAGATTATATATGCCGCCGTTATTCACGTTCAAAACAGAAACCACGTTTCAAGCTGCTCATGACATCGAAGGGATGCATGGTCATACCTGGAAGGTTGAAGCTACTTTTCTGTTCAGTGTGATCAACCCTGAGACTAATAAGGTAGCTGATTTCACGCTTTACAAGGAGGCCCTCGATAATGTAGCAAGAAAGGTTCATAATACTATTCTCAACGAAGCATTAGCAACAGCTCACCCTACCGCAGAGAAGCTCTGCTTGTGGTTCAGTGAGCAGCTTAAAGCAGAAGGTTATCCACCGCGTGAAGTGACTATTTACGAAGGAGATGAGTCCAGCGTATCGTATCGCATTGAACGCTCTCTTTAGCTAATGACACCCCGCATACTAATATCCTGGCATTCCCTTGACCAGTTGAGTTTACGTGGCCTTGACTTCTGGCAGCGCCACAGTGACCCCAACGAGGGTATGGTTACTTTTCTCAAGCGAAAGGCCGTCGAAGCCTGTCACCAAGGTGACGTGCTTGAACATATCAAGGGTATTGCCAAGGTATCGTATGCGGGGTATATTTGGATCTTCAGGACAAGTGATGACCCACGAACATATTACTTGAAAACGCTCTACAAGAGAAACTCATAGATGGCTACTGATAATTTCGACCTCGAAGAATTTGTCGCTTTTGATACTGAAACCACCGGCCTTAAGATGTGGCATCCACCAGGCGTCAGCGTCTTGACTTACTCGTCGAAGGACTGCTGTGGGAACGTTACTATTTCAGATAAGACCGAGGGTCTTTCACCTGAAAACCTTACCAGGTTGGTTAAGGAGACAGCCAGTTACAAAATGCCATTTGCGCATAACTTAAAGTATGATCTGAGCGTGCTGGATGCCAATGGCGTAGACATTTCCTTGCTGGATCATGCTAACTGTACCATGCTGATGGCTCACCTTAGCAATGAGCACGAAGCATCACTACAGCAGGAAACCTTGTATGTAAGAAAACTAGGGCTTCCAGTAGATGATGCCGACGAGATGGACGCCTGGTTGAAAGAGCATGGTCTTACCAAGGGCGAAATGGTGAAAGTACCACCCAGGATACGCAAAAAATATGCAGTAGGCGACGTGCATCGTTGCTTGAGCCTGGGTGTACATTATGCTCCAATAATCAACCGCCGTGATTACAAGACTGAAATGCAAGTACTTCGTATTCTCATCAAAATGGAAAAGCGTGGCATCTTGCTAGACATATCTAAAGTCGAGGCTATTAGACAAAAGACACAACGGCAACTGGCCCGTCTTATCAGGAAATGGGGTCTTATTGACGCTGGTCCTTACTGGAAGCTCGAACGAGAATTACTCCACGAGGGATATAGCATCAAGAGAGCACGACAGAAAGCCAGTAACAAGATGAAGAAAGCTATCAACGACGCCGGTGGTATCAACCTGGGAAGTTCAGCACAGGTTGGCAGCGTATTGCTCCAGGAGGGTTTCGCCCTTGAAGAGCTTCACAAAACTGAGACTGGAGCCATATCTGGTGCTGGTAAACACATGAAAGAACTGGCACGACAGGGCAGCAAGGTAGCAAAAGCACGTATTGTTTACATGCAGTTAGGTAAATTACTAGGCACTTACCTTGACCAGTTGGAAGATGCTGCTGATTGTAACTCGGTTATACATACCAACTACAACCAGACCGTGACTGTTACGGGCAGGTTGAGCAGTGATAACCCTAACCTGCAAAACGTGGCTACAGATGAAGGTCCTTACAAGGGAGTTCGTGAGCTATTTATATGCAGGCCAGGACACGAGTTGTTTTTTATCGACTATCGTGGCCTCCAGCTTAGGATTGCTGCTCATTATGCCAGGGACGAGATCTTCCAGGATATTGTGTCTAATCATGACGATGTTCATGGAGCCGTAGCTAAAATGGTCGGATTGACGGGTAAGCGTGGTCGACTCCAAGCTAAAGGCGTAGTATTCGGCACCCTGTTCGGACGAACCCCTTACGGCTTATGGAAAGACCCATCATTAAAGCTGAAAAGCCTGGATGATGCAGAACGACTCAGGGCTAAAGTACTAGGCTTCATGCCAGGGCTTGAGCGTAAGATACGAGAACTCCAAGAGGAATATGCTGCTTGTGGACACATTGAAGATGATTTTGGCAGGTTATACAGGCCGCTTGAACTAAAGGACTTGCTCGTGAACCTCGTTCAGGGTACTGAGGCAAGTCTCGTAAAGCGTGCCATGGTAAAGACTTATCCAGTTGTAACAGACTTCGGTGGTCATACAATCCTGCAAATACACGACGAAATAGTATTCGAGGTGCCGATGAAAGGAAAGCGTCTTGCCAGTCGCCGCCGTAAAATAGCGACTGCACTAGGAGCCGCTATGGTAGAAGATGCACGACACCTGGAAGTACCATTAAAGGTACAAGTAAAAGTTACACAAACAAATTGGGCAGAGGCTGCAACCATATTACAATTTGATAGCAACAAAGGAGTATGTTAATGTATTTAAGAGACTTGATAACTTTCCTGGAAGAAGAGGATCCAACTCGAATATTACCAGTAGGATTCAAGCGTCCCCACAGTTACAGGGGAGACTACTCTGAACTTGCATTCCAGCCAGCCCTGAATGTATCGGTCAAGGACATGCTGGAGGATGCCAAGTCCGCTCTGGGTCGTGAGTTTACTGGTTACAAGGGAGGCGAATATAAAATGCATGAATACACAGAATGTTACCTGGCTCATTATGGCCGCACGGGAGGGTTGATCAGCCCAATACTTCTTGCTTTTATGTTGGGTAAAACACAAGATGAAATCGCTGAGATAGCCATGCGCACAGACTGGCTTTTGTAGTAGACACGGGTACAAGTTATGAGCAACTTGAAATATCTTCGTAACTGGACAACAAGACTCCATAAGTGTGAAGCCTGTGAGTATCGAAGCCAGGCGTTACGACCAGTGGGCACACGTGGTAATCCAGATAGCCCCGTAATGATAGTCGGTATGAACCCAGGTGTTACTGAGAACTGCAAGGGTATACCCTTCGTAGGGCCAGCAGGTCGAGAACTCGACAAGGTGCTGGCGTTCTGGGGTATTGAAGATCCTATCATTACTAACGTCTTGAACTGTTACGTTTATGATAACGCTATACTTACACATGATGCAATGGACTTTTGCTCTAAGAAATGGTTACTGCCATTGATACGCAATCTCGATCCCAAACTGATTATAGGTCTTGGTGCCTGGGCAGCTGTTGAGTTATTAAAACATGCTGGCGAGACTGAGTTGGCTGCAAAGTCAGTAGGCAAACTTGCTGGCATGATGAAGCCGATTAAGCTCAAGGGCTGGCGCGGGTATCTTGCTATTACATATCATCCTGCCTACATGTTACGATCGAGAGGAAAAACTGGAGCTAAAGCTACCAACAAGTTCTGGGATGCAGTACGACAGTTACGTTTGCCCATACAGGAATTACTACATGAAAGTTAATCTAGTTGCAAACGATGCTTGCTACGAATTCAGTGTTACGCAAGACGACCACAAAGAGCTACTCGATTTTGTAGCTAATAGATTTCGCCGGTGGGCAGATAGAGACGACGTGACTGGTACTAGAACTGTTGTAGATACAACTGGTGTTACTATCCATGTAGTTTTTACTAATGGCGCCACCCTGTGTATAGCTACATTTGAACCAGACGACAAAACTATTAGTAACATCCAGTTATTGCAAAAAATACTACTGGATAACCATATCAACCCAAGGTGATTTATGCCTAGAGCCAGTCCCTATGTATCTTTTAAGAGGTCGCTAAGAGAGTTATTAGGTCTGAATCAGACCCTTTCCTTGCATTTCGACCTGGTAATTGCTACAATAGTAGCCAACCGCTGGCCTGGGGATCCATTATGGCTGATGCTGGTAGCTCCTCCTGCGTGGGGTAAGACACTGGCTTTAAGCTGTACGTACAATGCTTCTGACGAGGTATATCCTCTAACCAAGCTCACGCCTAGAACCCTCGTAAGTGGCTGGGGAGGTGAATATGGTGCTGACGACTGTTCGTTGATTCCAAAGATCAACGGCAAGGTACTCATGATAGAAGATTTTACCGTTATCATGTGTCTCCGGCATGAGACAATGCTGGAAATACTTTCACAGTTACGAGCAGCCTACGGCGGGAAGTTAGCCTACGAGTTCGGGACTGGTGCCCAACGTATTTATGACTGTAAGTTCGGACTGGTGGGAGCCGTGACCGACGTGATAGATACGCATGCAGCGACAATGCAACAGCTTGGTGAACGCTTCTTGAAGTATCGACTGAGAGGCATAGATATGCGGGATCGTATCTCCAGGGCCTTGGATCAAGCGCATGACAAAGATAACATAATAAAAACTATCACCGGTAAAGTAACAAAAATACTATCCCATGTGGAAAAGGATCCCCCAAAGGTTCCCTTGCGTTTGAGAGATCGCTTATTCGACATAGCAGGGGTAATAGGAGATTTACGTAGTGAGCCTTACATGGACAGAACCAGGGCCCAGGTAGTATACCGTCCTATGCCTGAGTCTCCTCTTAGGTTGGCTTTGCAATTGCAGGCGTTGGCCAAAGGTCTGGCTGCTATTCGTTTGAAGGACAAGGTTACCATTACTGAAATAGATGATTGTGCTAGGGTGGCTTGGGATACATTGTCAGGGAGAACTCAAGCTGTATTGCATGCCCTATGGGAGCCGGATGCAGATGGTTCTACTGCGTTATCTACTGTGAAGATAGCTAGCAAAACACAGTTAGGCTATCAGGTAGTGCGTAACGACCTGGCGATGTTCCAGTCTATGGGGGCTGCTTACTACACGTCTGCAAAGGAGTTACGATCCTGTACTGATGAGCCTATACCTGGTAACGAAGGACTCTGGAAGATGAGTGAAGATTTACGTAAAGCATTCAGTCTCTACAATATACCCGTTGAGCTGGGTGCTCCCTGTGGTTCTTCTTTGAGACGACGATGGGTCAGAAAGTGAGATAATATGGATGAAGACGAGCATGCTGGCATTATAATGACAACTAAACTTGCTGATGCTACCAGGTCAGCAGCATTGGCTATTGGTAACTTCATTGACGTGCTCATAAAATCACGCTATTTCCACGTTAATGAAAATCGTCACCCTAACGAAGGCGGCATTGTTCTAACGCTTAGTTACGCTACGTGCCTGTTATTTGAAGAGTTTACACGAGACAAATACAAGTTCAACAAGCCGGAACATGATGCAGCTAAAGAAATAGCGAAGGTTGTTGTAAAACGCATACAAGAAGAAGATGCTATTGCACACTTGATAAAGGACATACGAGATGGAACTGACGAACTTTCTGGAGCTAGTAAAGGAACATCCGAAGATGGAGGTAATAGCAACACTGGAAAACCCTTCGAGATTGATATTAGTAGTCTCTTCGGGGGATCCTCAGAAACCTTACCTCCCAGTGGAAGTAATGGAGACTGCGATACATGATTACTCATGGGCTGAGTTAAGCGACGTAATACTTGGTGGCGATCCGTTTCCTCTCTATCACGTCACGAGAATCGTCGGCTATTACAGCAGGGTTGAAAACTGGAATAAATCAAAACTAGGCGAGTTGAAGGATCGCCGTCAAGGTAGTTACGTACTACAGGAGTAACAAATGCCAGGGATGAAAGGAGTTCCCCAGGAACGGGTAGGAGCTAAAAAAGTTCATCTTAATGGAAAAGCAGCCAGAAGACGAGTATGCCTGCGATGTACCAGGACGTTCATGTCTGAAGGTCCCTGGCATCGTATATGCCCCACGTGTCAGCGCCGTGAGGATGCAGCAATTACACCTGGGGCAGCTCGTGGCAGAGTTGATGCTTCCTTGGAGAAAGAAAAACAATGACTACAAGACTCGAAGATGCAGACATGATCAATCATCCGCCACATTATTGTCATGGTGGTATTGAAGTGATTGATGTCATAGAGGCATGGGAGTTGAATTTCAGACTGGCGAACGTGATTAAGTACATAGCCAGGGCCGACTTCAAGGATACACCTTTGCAAGATCTAAAGAAAGCCCAGTGGTACTTGAACCGTGAGATTGCAAAACGCAAGGAGAAATAATCTAATGGAACCTGAACCAACTACATGCATGCGATGTGGAAGAACACTAGGTCCTGATGACTATCCAGCTCTTTACATAGGCGAACTGACTTCAGACATAACGCATATTGACCTTTGTGAAGAACATGCTGAGGAACTGGACAATCTAGTCGAAAATTACATATCACATCGTACAAGAAATTCTTCGGCGATAAATCCTAATATTATCTCCATAGGACAATACTACATGGAGCCTGGAACCGTCAGAGACCCTGTATTGTACTTTTTAGCCAGGCCAACCCATTACAAGGCTGTACTGGTAAATACCAAGACTGGTAACAGGTGGGTGGACCCAGTAACAGTAACTAATCCTCGTAACATAACAACGCAAGAGTGGAGCAGAATAGTGGGCAGTCATTATGATGCCCACGAATGGAAACTCCAAGCGGTAACCTTCAATAGTAATGCAGAGGACTCAACATGAAAAGGTAATATAAAACCCCTGGTAGTACAAGCACATCATTCAAAGGAGGCGCCTATGACATAAAGTAATAACATCCTGCTTAGTAATACAGCCCGCCAGGCAAGTAAAATCCCCCCTATTGGTGGTAACGTTTTTACTTTTCGGAATATTCCAAAGAAGGAAACCAGTATGATTACAGTATTATTCATCAATAATAGTGGTGGTGGTTTTGCAGACTATGTTACCATTGAGCCTAACGTGAGTGTCGGTGAATTCTTTATATCTCACATGGGTGGTAACCCCGCTGACTTCATGATTCGTGTTAATCGCCAGCCAGTGGCGAGAGATTACGTCTTGAAGGAGGGTGATCGTATCACCATTACCCCAACAAAAATAGATGGTGCTTAAGCAAGGATAACCATCGGGGGGCGTATCCTCAAGGGGGTACGCCTCCCTTTTTTATAGGGGTTATAGATGGACAAACAATTACTTATGATTTCTAAGCTGGTACATAAGGCGTTGATAAAACGCTATCTTGACAGGTACCGCATAATAGAATATTGTACAAACGAGATTGCTAACTTATCAAAACAGATGGCTTGTAAAGGCCAACGTCACAAGCATTATTTAGCTCTCGAAGAGATTGACAACGCTACTAAAATTGCGTATGGCATTGCAAGTAGGACTAATACTTTACAACGCTATACAGGGGATTTATCTTCAGCTTTATCCAGGCTGAAAGCCCCACGGGACCAACGTTATATCTACAAGGATTTAGTAGCCCTACAACAGGAGTTCGATGTTGTTGGTTACGATCATAACAGCCGGTGTTTAGGTGTTACTACTGAGCCTATAATTTTACATGGTATTAACCTGGGTCCGTTCAGCATTGAATTGATGATAGACGCCCTTCCCTGTCCTGATGATTCATGTTGTTGTAGAGTCGTAGCATTGTCCCCTAATCCTTCATCTTGTAATGAGTATGTAACCCATCCGCACGTAGAAGAAGAGACGATTTGCCTTGGCCAAGCGAAACAAGCTGTTGCTGAAGCGCTGGACGATAGTCGTATACTAGATGTATTCATGCTTATTGCAGGAGTACTACGCAACTATAACAGTGATTCTCCTTTCGTGAAACTGGAAAACTGGTATGGTGAACCCTGTTATAATTGCGGCGCTATTTGTGATAATAACTCTGAACTTCACACATGTGAATTTTGCGAGCATTTATTTTGCCCTGATTGTATAGGCACATGCGGATATTGTTCAGCGAGCGTATGTGTAAATTGCATGGAATACTGCAACACTTGTGAAGAGTATTACTGTTCCAACTGCGTTTGTGTGTGTCCTCATTGTGAGAGACCTGTTTGTACTGCCTGTTTAGAAGGTGACGGCTGTGTATGCCAGGAGGAGTCTGAAAATGTTCAACAAGTGGCTTCAGTTCAAGAAAGAACCCAAGGTGTTGCCACCCAAGACGTTCAAGCAGCAAGTGGACACTGGACGATCCAGTATCGTCCTGCAACCTAAAGGAGCACACATGAAGAAAATGAACGATACTATCCTGCGGTTTACACCTACGGCCTGGGCCAAGCTCTTGTTTTTCAGGGATCTCGGCAAAACAGAAATAGGTGGCTTTGGTATAACGAAACCAGATGACCTTCTGTTGGTCACCGATTTTGTTACTGTTAAACAGAATGTTAGCATGGCCAGTGTAAAATTTGATGATACAGCTGTTGCTGACTTTTTTGAAGACCAGGTGGCTGCCGGTCGTCATCCAAGAGAATTCGCACGTATATGGGTGCACACCCATCCGATGATGAGTCCTTCGCCCAGTGGAGTAGACGAGGAAACTTTCGAGCGTGTGTTTGGTAGTTGTGATTGGGCTATTATGTTCATAATAAGCTCTACTTCTAAAACCTACTGCAAGTTGTATCTCAACGTTGGGCTGAGTATTGCTATTGACATCCCAGTTGAGGTCAGCTATACAAATGAATTCGGCCCTAGTGATTTTGCCGCCTGGAAAGCAGAGTACGAGGCTAATATATGCAAGGAAGTCTACAGCATCAGCAAGAAACATACTAGTAAAGTATTCAAGGACGGCATTTGGAGTGAGGAACCAGGATCACTTGACGATGAAATTTTTGATGATGATGACGATGATGATGATGATGATACAATTGACGTTGCCGAAGGGTTGGTTATCAATGAACAATACGATGATGAACCTCCCATGGAATGGGCTGAAGAACTAGAGGCAATGACCGAAGAAGAACGAGCTGAATTCTTGCAGGATCTATATGATTATCCAGACGAATTAAGGAGTAGCAAATGGATGTAATAGCAGATGAACGTTATAGCAGGCAAGCTGACATAATCCCAGCTGAAAAACTGGATGAAATAAAGCCCACTGTTATAGGGGTTGGAGCCATAGGCAGGCAGGTTGCATTGCAACTTGCAGCAATCGGAGTGAGTAGTCTCCAATTGATTGACCATGACACAGTAGAAGAAAGCAATATAGCCAGCCAGGGTTTTTATGAGACGGATATGTCCTGCTGGAAGGTTGATGCTGTAAAGCATACATGTACAAGCATCAATTGCCTGCTGCAAGTGGAAGCGAAGCATGAGCGTTTCAAACGCAGTCATACCGTGGGCAACATTGTATTTTGTTGTGTTGATGATATACAGACACGTAAGATGGTAAATGATGTTGTCCACGCTGACTTATTTATTGATGGCCGCATGTCAGCTGAAGTGCTCAGGGTTCTAACTGTATGGGACTTCAAGACGAATGATTACTACAAGGGAACGTTATTTACTTCAGAAGAGGCTTATGCTGGTTCATGCACGGCCAAGACGACTATTTACTGTGCAAATATAGCAGCGGCCTTGATGGTATCCCAGTTGACCAAGTGGTTGCGAAGGATACCACTTGAACGAGATTTTACATTGAATATACTAACGAATGAACTTACGCTGGGAAATCCAGAAGGATAAATCAATACAAGAACCTGAAAAACAGAAATACCAGGTATGAAACGACGACACAGGAAATGGGACCGACGACAGAGGAGAGTATATTATCTCACAGAGGACATGGAGTATCGCTGGTGTGCATGTGGTGATCGGGCAACGGTTGTTGTTGGTAAGACGGCATATTGTCCTGATTGCGCGAATGAAGTGCTAACGGACAACGTGCATGATAACGTTGAGAAGATTATGAATGAAAACGCCGCTCGATCGGGAGGCAGTTCAGGACGATTTCATAACGACGGTTGTCTGGACAATGGGGTTCGGGCGTTGGAAGATGCATCATAATGTTGCAATATGCGGCACCTGGGCCGGTAGGCTAGCGGCAAAGCCGAGGTCGCCGGTCGGGTGCCGCGGCACCACAAAATCTTAAGGAGAGAAAAATGAAAAAAAAAAAGGAAGAAGGAAGATATGAATTACTTTGCGTGGTATGGCACTGTATTGGGCAATGACGGGCATACTCTTGGCCACACGGTCAACGGTCAAGTTGTCCGAGCATCGGCCCGCATCCCGCTGGGTCGCTGGCTGTGGCTCGCTGAATCACGACGATCATGGCGTAACATGACAATGAAGGAAACCGTTGAATGCGTGGGGGAATATTATCGGTGGACTCATCCTGAGATTGATTGGGAACATTACGATTGGGAGCAATACAGTAAGAAACAGAAGGAGAAGTATCATTAACATTAACCTGAACGTCCTCAAAGCTGAACCAGCTAAAGAATACTATGCCAAGGCAGGCGAATATCTCACCAGCCCACAATTGCTGGATTTTATGAAGTGTCCTTGGCTGTACCACAAGAAGCAGCTCGGTCTAATAGCTGAAGAGTACACGTCCGTACTACTGATCGATAGTGCCGCTCGCTGTCGGATTCTCGAAGGTCGGGACGCCTATGAGGCACAGTTCGCTTTCGATGGCCCCATCGATCCCAAGACGAACAAACCCTTCGATTCGAAAATAAAGGCCTTCGCTGAGTGGGCACATGCCCAAGGTAAACCCGTGCTGCCGCACGATCAGGCCGAACTCATCGAGCAGATGGCTTCCGGCGTCGCCATGAACGACGAGGCTGTTGACCTGCTGCTGTATGGCCGAGCTGAAGGCGTTGTTCGTGCTGAGTATTGTGGTGTGCCGTGTCAGATTCGCATTGATTGGATGCATCCACAGCGAGGTATTGTGGATTTCAAGACTTGCGATGACCTGACGTGGTTCGAGGCGGATGCCAGGCGTTACGGCTACCACTGGCAGATGGCGTTCTACCGTGCTATCCTCGCCCAACCTCTCGACGGTTTACTGGTGCCGGTTCATCTCGTCGCAGTCGAGAAGAAAGAACCCTTCCGCTGTGGTGTGTGGAGTGTCAGCGATGACACGCTGGCCATCGCCCAACGCGAGAACGAGGCGGCGATCCGTCGACTGGTGAATTGTCGTAAGCAAGATCATTGGCCAACCGGCTACGAGGAGGTCCGCATCCTCGACATTGCATGAATCTTTGAACATGGTTAATATTAAAACTCTAACTTCGAGGAGATTGACAATGGCTAACCTGAATGGATTTGACGCACGCACTGTTGAACCTGCTGTTGCTATTGATCTTGAACCGATCCCTGCTGGCAAGTATATTGCTGCGATCACCGAAAGCGAGATGAAACCTACCAAGAGCGGATCAGGCAGTTATCTCCAACTGTCCTTCACCATCCTGAAAGGCGAGTACAAGAACCGTGTCCTCGGGGCGCGGCTGAACCTTTATAGTCCTAATGCCACGGTAGTCGAGAACGCACGAGCGGAACTGTCGGCGATCTGTCACGCGGTCGGTGTATTGACGCCGAAGGACTCAGTAGAACTTCATAACTTGCCGCTAATAATCACGGTCAAGATTGTAAAGCGTTTCGATACAGGTGACTTGGTCAATGAGATTATAGGCTACGCCGAAAGGAAAGTTGCGGTCCATCAGATTCAGCGGACTTTTCCTGCTGATGACGTCGAAAAGGTTGATACAGAGAGTGTATGCACTTGTAAGATGCTTCCCTCTGATTATATGATCGATAAGATGCAAGCTGACGGATATGTTTTGATGAATGCGTTTGTTGATCGCTTCGGTCTCTATGATTTGACTTTTCATCGTTGGGATAACGGTGATATTATTTCAGTAGACAGTGCTGAGACGTGGCGAGATGCAATCTGTAATATATATGCAAAATTCTTGAAAAGTAGGAGTACCACTGATGGCAGAGAATGAGACCAAGCGAATTTACAAACGGATAATCAGCAATTGTATAATGTGCCCGAACGCCCATGATGTCTTTCCGTGGCGAGGCACGTGGTGGTGTATGGCAGCTAAGCGGACTGTCGACGATCCGGAAGGGCCAATACCGGACTGGTGTCCGCTGGAGACGGCAGACACTGAACAGAGGACCTTGTAGAAGCAATAATATCTAATACAAAAAGGAGGATTCAGTATGTCACATCCGTTAGTAGTGCACTGTAAGAAGTCGAAGTTTGACGTTTACATAGGTAGACGGTGCGGGAGCTTTCCAGCAAGTTTCTGGGCGAATCCCTTTCGTATTGGTAAGGATGGAACGAGAGAAGAGGTGATTGAGAAATATAAACAGCGCCTTCTAAATTCTCCAGTTATGCTCAAGAGGCTTGGGGAATTAAAAGGCAAAGTTCTTGGCTGTTGGTGTGCTCCTCTTCCTTGTCATGGGGATGTGTTAGCTGAGATGGCTAACGAAAGTGAGGAACAAGGAGAATAAGATGACCTACAAGGAGATGTTGCCGCTGATGGGGCAGATTGTTACAGTAAGAACAACGCTAAGACGATACCACGAAGGTAATTATGGCAGGGTGTGGCGCTCTGTCCCTTGTCACAAACCTTGGGCAGGCTGGGTTGTAGGTTTCAGGCACAAACACAATGGGACTGTTGATCATCCTTTTTATCATGCTATGCTCGGCAAATCTACACCCTTCACTATAATTAGTAGTATCCCTTGTATGATGGTTGCTCCCTGCCCCACGATGAATGCAATACCTGTGCCGCTTGATGGATACGAGTTAGGCGGCAAGCCTGAACCACCTGACAATGGAGGTTGGCGTAGTTATAAGGCATTCGCAAAGGAGCCAGAAAATGAATAGCAACTCAATGCTTTTCCTAGATTTTGAGTCACCAAAGACGATAATTGCTATGCAGCAAATGCTCGATAGGCTCAGACTCCGTCGAGTGCGGAAAGTAGTTATTAGTCTTGAGTATTTCGAACATCTTCGTGTTGCTCAACGAAAAGTCGAGCAGCTCAGAGCAATCCTGGAAGATACGGACAAAATCACTATCTCCGAAGAGGAACAAAGGAAGCTTTGTGATGACGAAGAATGAAACGAAAGCAAAATGGAACTTGATAAAATATGAGTTTAAGATGCTGCGTGCAACAGCAGAAAACATTCACGGAACGGGCGATTATCAACAGCCACAGTTGAATGCCTTCCTTGAGTCATTCTTGATTCATGCTCGTAACTTGATCACATTGTTTTTCATCGAAGGAAAAGGTGATGATATTACGGCAAGAGATTTCTTGAGCGACAAAGGTCAAGCTGAATGGGCAGACTATAGCCTTCGCTCTGGCCTTAGAAAACAGTATTTATGTAAATTACTTCGCCCAATCAATAAAAGGCTTGCTCACATAACCAGCTACAGATTGAAGCATTCAGACAAAGAGTGGTTCACATGGGATATTTGGCTTAATATTTCTTATTACTGGGACAAGTTTTTGTCGATCAAAGGAGAAGAAAAATGAGCATTATAAATAGATTCAGAGGCAAGTACAGTTTTCTCTCTAACTTTGCTGCCGCCGATGTAGAATTAGATGGTAAGATATATCGGACGGTAGAACATGCATACCAAGCAGCTAAAACTTGTGATCCTTTTATTCGTTTCGAGATTAGAACTCAACCGACGCCTGCTGATGCCAGGCGACTTGGTCGTAAGGTTAAACTACGCGATGACTGGGAGTCAAGAAGACTTCAAGTCATGCGAGATTTGCTTTACAAGAAGTTTCAGAGAGCGGATTTGAAGGAACTGCTGTTATCAACTGGTGACAGTGAACTTGTAGAAGGCAACTACTGGCATGATAACTATTGGGGTTCGTGTGAATGTTTCAAATGTTCTACTTGTTTGCACCAAAATCATCTTGGGAAGTTGTTAATGGAAGTTAGGACACAACTCAGGAGGAGCACAAATGGCTAAGTATCGAAAGAAACCAGTAATCGTCGAAGCAGAGCAATTTCTTCCTCCGCATAACTGGCCTGAGTGTGTTGAACCTCTGATAGTTTATCGTGGCGTAAGTTCTGCATTATGCGAGGAATGCCACCTTCGTTTCAGCGAGTCAGAACATGGATGGATATGTACCCGCGAAGGTCTACGAATTGTCTGTCCAGGAGATTGGATTATTACTGGTGTTGAGGGCGAGAAATATCCTTGTAAACCTCGTATCTTCAGGAAGTCATACGAGCTTGTTGAAGAAGGAGAGAGCGAATGAATTTACTTATATTGGTCACCGTTTCGCTTATAGGAAATGCAATGGATTTTCGTCATGACGTAAACGGCGATTGTGTAGTGAATGTTCTTGACATCATGGTAATAAGAGCTAACTTAGGCAGAGAAGGAAGTAGTATCGTCCCTACAACAGCTGATGTTAATAGAGATGGCGTCTGTAATATGGTCGACTTATTGGCAGTGAGAAGCCAACTTGGAACCTTGTTAGAGAGGGTGTCCGTCTCAGAAGAAGATCATCGGCCTTTCTATTTCATCAGTGCTTATGAGAGCGGTAGCAAGGTGAGGCGTCTTTGGCATCCAGAACATCGCAACATCCTTTGTTATGTAGGTCAAGAACTGCCTCTTGTATGGAGCAGACAGTATTTATCTCCTGTGGTAGTTGAGGGAGTGAGATTTTGGTTGAATGACGCAGACGGTCCAGCATTGTTCGCTTCGATAGAGAATGCAGAGAAACTAATCAAAGTCTATGCCTGGCACAATAAGGCAGATATGTATGAAGTGCAAGAACTTAGAGTAGTGTCTCGTTGGAAGATTACAAGAGACATGGGATTTACATATCCCTGGGATTGATGTAAGGAGGACAAGAAATGAAAAATGGAGTTTATTGTCCTACTTGTAAGAAGATTGTATCTTCGGGAGGAATGGATTTTTCTCGGATTGGCGGAAGTCATCCTGATGTAAGAGTTGAGCATAGAGACGAGTGGGGACATTTACAAGACCACGTCTGTCCTGTTTGCGGAACATCGTTGCAGTCCAGTCCTCCTGGTTGTTTGATAGCTTTCCTTGTCTCTATCCTTCTCTTTATTATTCTATGTGGTGTTATGCAGAAGCCTTATGGTGGCACTATTCCAAAAGGTAAAGCTCTCACAAGGCATGTTCTTATCTTCAGGAATCTCTATTGGGGAGAGAAAGATGGAGAACCATATCCTGTTGGCTTGAAGGTAAACCATTTATCCTATGGTCTTTTCTATAGATATTCATTTGAATCAAAAAGAGAGGCTAAGGCACTGTCTCGAAGGTTCCCTGTTGGTAAGGTGTTCCCTTTAGAGTATCGTATCTATGGATACGACATAGCAAAAGCTACCGCAAAAGGCAGTAAAAACCTTGGTTCGTTCGGTTCTTACAGCGGAAAAGTAAAGCTCACAGAAAAGGAGATACAGAGTTGGATAAATTCAAAACTTGACGAGGCTAAAGTAGAACACAACAGAATGCCAGAAGGTAAGTGAAGCCTCAGATATAGTTGCCTCTGATCCTATGAGTGATGAGAGCTATCCTAATTTCCCCTTCGTCGTATCGAAGGGTTGGCTCTATGGTAGTCTTGTCGAAGAAGGAGAAAGTGAATGTTAGGAATATTTATATGTGTACTTGTCGGTCTTGCTGTTGTATTTACGATTATAGCAGCTGTGTATTATCTTGACCAAACACCTGAACAGCGTGCGATAACTGCTGCTAAACGTGAGCTTTTGAAAGAGGAGAAAGGATTACTTGAAAGAATATTTAAGCTCCAACAAGAGGTGTCCAGACTTAAACAAGAGGCAGATGATAAGAAGCGTTTTGATAAGATTGAGAACCAAAGAGTGAGAGAGCAAAGTAGAGCATTTTACCTAGCGAGAACATACAATATCTGTTTGGACCAAGCCTGGGAGTTAGCTCAAGATATTGAAACTGGGAAGTTGAGAGAACCGAGAACGAAAGGAGAATAGGATGGCTGTTGTTTACCTGTGTGTTGTGATTATACTCGCAGCCTGTGGGATACTTTCTATCGTCTGCTACAATCACATGACGGAAGGTTATCGTAAGCTTTCTTTATATAATATGGTTGCAAGTGTTGTAATCATAGGGTTGTATTCGGCCTATATGTTTGATGAACGAATTAAGGACGCTGAAATAAAGAAGGAGAGCCAACGACAACAAAAGATTCTTGAAGAACAAAGACAGTCTGAGGTCAAATCTTGGACGAACAAATGGGAGGCTAGTATAGCCAAAGTTCGTGCTGATGCAAAGAAATCTGTAACTGAAGCACGACAGCAAGCGGAACAGCATATACAAGAGTTGAAAAGTGCTCTGAAACTCGCAGACGAAAATCATGCAATGCACCGAGCAACATCTGATAAAGAAATAGAGAGGTTACGTAAGTTAGTAAGAGAGTATCAGAAACAGGTAGAAGACTATGAGAAGGTTCTTACTGAAAATAATGACAAAGCAATATCTCCAAAGCCTACGGTTGCTAAGTGTGAAAAGCTGCCAAAGCGAAAACCAAAGATTCCTCTTTCTCGCGAATCTATTACTCTTGTTACCAACCGCATTGGAACCTTTGCACGAAAAACTGGAAATGAGATGGGTCTGTCTGTGGGTTCTGGTTGTGTATATGACATTAAAAGAACTATGTTTCGCATTATCGCACAACGGGAAGCCCAAATGAAAGCAGTGAAAATCTTGGGCAGATCTGCGGAACAACATTCCCGTTACAATTGGCCCGTGTTTCTTTCAGATAAATTGAAGAAGCAGCTTGAAGGAGCAAGCAGATCATTAAGAGGTTCACACACTAAAGCAAATGGTGACAGGCTTGTAAAAATCCTTGCAGAGAAATGTCGAAAGCATGCCCTCATGTGTTTACGTGAGATTGATTGGAAGATTAAGTAAAGGAAAAAGTTAAGGAGAAGTATGATGATAAGTTGGTTAGCGTCTCATGTTACTGAGGTGTGTGCTATATTTACTTGTGTGTCTGCTGTTGCTACTATGATAGCAGCTATCGCAACTTGGAGAGAGTCACAAGGTTTAACAAATGCTTGCAGACAAATGGTAAATACATTTGAACAGATGGCCAGAGCTTCTGAAAGCATGAAGAATCATACACGAGATATACAGTCAAGCATAGGAAACATAGCGAGAACTATACCTTTTCTTGAGAACAGGAGAATGTAGCAGAATAAAAGAGCTTCATCCTGTTCACCTTTCGTAAGGAGAGTAAAATGAAAGTAGTAATAAATAAATGCTATGGTGGCTTTGGTTTATCATCTAAAGCCGTAGCAAGATTATACGAACTGCGGGGCCTCTCCTGCACTGATGCAGTTGACAATTCATTTTTCGACATCAATCGAACCGATCCTAACCTTATCAAAGTCGTCCAGGAACTTGGCAAAGAAGCAAATGGAAGTTATTCCAAGTTGAAGATAGTAACAATACCAGATGACGTTGATTACGAGATCGAAGAGTATGACGGCATGGAATGGATTGCTGAGAAACATAGGACATGGGGATAGTACGAAGGGAACAAACATGAGTAAGAACAAGAAGTCTTACAAGGAAGGTTGTTGCATAAGGAGAACTGTATGACTCGTTGGCCTGCCCCTAAATTCCAGACTGGGAATTATCCGCGTTCAGCTTCATGTTGCGATGAAGTCGTAATATGTCAAGCTGAGTGGGATGCTTTGCAAGCCTTATATAATGCAAGTATGAAACTGGACCTGTTTGACTATGGTTTTATACCTGGCAAATCAGACTTCAGTCGTGCACTTGAGTGCATAAAGAAGCGGGTGTCATAGTTAATGTCTAATCTACGTCCCTCATCTGATGCTCCAGGAAACATGTTAATAAGATGTGAATACATGCTAAATTAACATTAACAAGGGAGAACTAATATGAATACACCCTGGACTGCACCGCTTTTCTACCTTGACCATCCAGAAGACGATGATGTAGACCTTCTTGGGATGATTAGAGAAGAAGGGCTAGGAGGCAAATCGCTCGTAATTTGCGAGGAAAGGGAGTATAGAGCTTTGATCGATATATATGCCTGTGCTAATATGTTGATAGCTGAGAATCCCAATGTGACTCCAAGTGCTTGGGCAATGGAGAGAGATAAACTAGTTAGGCTTGTAGAGTTTGCTCATAACAGGGGAGTAACTGATGAGCAAAACCAAGAATAAGAAGTTGAAAGCAGGAGGCGCCACCAGCATGGACTCTCAAACGCAGATTGACCTACTGCGATCAGCACTTGATGACAAACTCGAACAAATCCAGGAACTGGAAGCCGAGAATAAAAAGTTGAAAGCACGTTACAATAAGGAGAGCAACATGCCTGAAAAGCTACGAGCGAAGAATATCAAGAGTACCAAGTATCGCCCTGGAGCAAAGGAACATACTCGCATCGTACGAGAGCTAACGGTCAAAATAGAAATGCTGGAAAAGCAACTTGCCGCAGCGGAGACGGGGCGTCAACATGCTTTTGACTTGTCTGACAAGTATCACGCTGACTTGGAGAAACAGAAAGTCAAGGCGCAAGAAGCCCTCACGCTACTCAATAACGCGCTTGGCCGTGCTGACAAGGCAGAGAAGGTCATATTAGCAATGCTGTATGAATGGTACCTGCCGGTCAAACAATATTGCGCTAAGGACAAACGGTGTTGCATAAAGGATAAGTAATGTTGACTAACAAGTATCAATCTACCACCAAGAAAGTATGCAGTCGATGTGGAAGCCGCTTGGATTATCCTACTATTTTTACCGACATCGGGGAGTTTCATACGTTTCCAGGGGTGCCAGATTCTGTTACCCTTTGTACAAAATGCTACTGTAAACTGCGTGACATGATATTAGCATTTTTCGATGCAACTGTATAGTAGTACTTGAAGCGATGCTCCAGTAAGAGGAAGGACGAACATGTCACAAAAACCCAAAGAATGTGCTGTATGTTTTGATACGATTACTATAACACCAGCCAATGACGGCTCAATCTATTGCTGTAATTGTGGAGTTGGACCATTATGTGATGATTGTTACGTTATGCCGGATTATGACCCCTACTGTTGGGAGTGCTGGGAGATGTTACTAGTAGAAAGAGAGAAGCATACGTAACGTGCTGGTTGCCAGCTAGTACTTAGAATAAAAGGAAACGTAAATAATGGAACCAAGGAATTTACTTTGCTATTATCTAATCATGCAAGGACACAACTAATGCACGACGACGCTGGAATCGTAAAAAGCCCACGCTCATACTTTGAACCCTACTGCGGTAACATGTTTGATTACAACGGCCTCATATTTTACTGCTGGTTTCCTAAGGGCCATAAAGGGCCTCACCAAGCTAGTGGCGTCGACCCAGGTGGCCGTAAGTGGCAACTGCAATGGGGAGATTATAATCAGGAAAAGTCAGCGAAATAGTTTTGCCGCCTGTATTTTATGCATGCATTTTATCACCGTTTTACTTGAGAATTGCCAGCAAAATAGTATAGTATGTCCTGTAACTTGCTTAATTTTTTCTTGCGTTTTACCTCATTTTGGCCATGTAAACGGCCATTTTGCCCTCATTTTATGCTGATTTTGCTTGTATATTTGTCTATTTTGCCAGTGCCTTACCTGTACTTTCCCTGTATTCCGAGTATATTTACCCTTGTTTTCCTTGAATTTTAAACCTATTTCATGTATCAGACCGTATGAACTTCTCCTGGTTTTTCACATGTGAACACTCATTTTCAGCTGTTTCTTGCCTGTTTTTGGCCTGTTCTTTGGCTGTTTTGGATGTTTCTAAGGCTTTTTTGCTTGTTTTTCATCCCTGTTTTATACTTGTAATACATAGCAAGCGTTATTGCATTACAAAGTCCCAGTTGGCCTAACTCTAGATATAACAACAACTTAGATGCTAAAGTACGTACATTTTACTAGTCATGTAAAAGGGACCTATCTAAGTCTAAGTATATCAACGACTTAGCGCCTGCATAGTATTCTATACTAAAACACATGAATTACTCAAATTGCACTTAAGTTCAAACAAAATAAGCACTTACAAAAAATCAGGATGTGTTACCCATATACTTACTAAGAGAGTCCCTCGGTGTGCGGAAATGTTATAGTATAATATATATAAGGACCGACAGAGGGGAGGAGACTTTTAGTAAGTATATAGGTAACACCTTTTTGGTGCTATTTGCCTACAGGGAGGAAGAACAAGGAAGGACCAGATACCAAGCAGGGCATGCCTTGACTTTTCCCGTTGGTTCTATTATAATACCAGTAGAATAAACTCGTACTGTTTATCAGGAAGTACCAGGAAGGACAAGTAAGTCATGCCACGGATTATTGGTAACACGTCAAAGGCTCACAAGCTGAGTCGTGTTCGTGAAGTAGCTCGTTATCTCGGTGAAGGTCATACTCGTGAAGAAGCGTGTGCTTATGCTGAGAGAGAGTGGCACGTATCACGTAGGACAGCAAGGTCTTACCTTGATGATTGTTTTCGTATACATCTTGAGCATCAAAGCGAGGAGTACCTGCGTGAGCATCTTGCCAAGCACTTGATGATACGACATAAGATTGTAGAAAGAGCTATCGCCGCTGAACAGTTTGACGCTGCGTTACGAGCAGCGCAAGACCTGGCTAAACTAGAAGGAATAACCCCATCGAGTTTTACTAATGGTAACGAACCAGAAGAAGTACAAGCCCAAGTCAAGTTTATCATACAACAGGTGGAACAGCACACAGCCTAGTACCTGCTAGTACTTGGCACTGATACCAGAATGGAGTATAAGTTGTGGCTCATGCCGAAACTAATGCCTGGCAGATTGTAATTGATAGTCGTGAAAAGCAGCCCCTTGAAGGCTTTCGGCGTGAGACATACGTTGAAAAACTGGACATCGGGGACTATGCAATCTCCGGCTTTGAGAAACGAATCGCAGTAGAGAGGAAAGGTCGCCAGGAAATATTCACTTGTTGCGGCACGGACATCAAGCGTTTCCGCAAGCAGCTTAAAAACATGCAGCAACTTGAGTATCCTTACTTGCTCGTTGAAGCTACAATCGACCAGCTGCTTGCTGGTTCCAGGCATAGCGAAATGCCAGGTAGTGCTGTGGTGCGTAAGCTCGTAGAGCTTCAGATCCAGTATGGGTTTTACCTGGCTCTTGTAGACTCACGGGATGCTGCTAAGTACGTTGAGCTTATCTTCGACTCGTGGTATGACTACTATGGGCCTGGAAATCCGTGGCGTGGTACTGGTGGTTATAAAAGAAAAAAAAGGAGAACTTGATGAGCAAAATATTCAAGTGGGTAATAATAGTAACAATATGCTTATTTGGAATCATAAGTCCAGCACTTGGAGTTATAATCTTGATAATCAGTTTAAGCTGGTGGTACTTCCATAGTCCCGTTGCAAAATATTACCGCAGGCATGCAAAACACAGCTACAAATGCTGGCATAATAGGATACTTGCCGAGGAAAAATCCAGGGAGTAAAAAGTAATGAAAACTTGTACCGCCGTTGTAGATGGTAACAGAATTCAACTGGACATCAACAAGGAGGACGAAGGTTACAAAGAGTTCGCACTAGTACTGCATGACATTGAAAAGTATGGCTGCTTGTCATGGTACGGTGATATATGTCTTCCAGACGGTACCGAAAGGAGCGGTTTGGTTATTACTGCTGGTAAGTACTAAAGGATAAAGCCCTGTAACCTGTTTAACCGCAGGCTACAGGGCAATCCTGTATTTTTTATTTATCTCGACATAGGGAGAAAAACATGCCGGTAATAGCAAAGGCTGCTGTCAACAATGACGGTCTTGTAGGGAGCTATGGTAGGAGCGGGTAGCGTGGTTACCAAGAGCGTGCTACCAGGGAGAACTGTTGCTGGTAACCCAGCTCACACCTTGTAAACGCAATTATATACACGCATGAGTTACGTAAGAATAACCCAATGGAATGACTTGAAGGCAAGACTGAACGGCGCGATATACAGTTTCCGTGAAGACCATCCTGAAATGACCAAGAAACAATTCAGCCGCATGGTATTATTACTGCTTGGGGAATTGCTCCGTGACTACCAGCAAGAACACGATAAAAGTTAAAGGCTTGCCCAAACAAGTGGAATTCATGCGGGCTGCCGAAGTTACCGACTCGAAGTATGTAGCCTATATCGGTGGCTTTGGCAGCGGTAAAACGCAGGTGCTATGTATGCGCCTGCTTCAATCATGCCTGGAGTGGCCAGGCGGAACATTCGTTGTAGGAACGCAAGGTGAAAATCTCCTTAAGCTGACGGTCATACCCACCTGGAACCAAGTATGTCCTACCTGGATGTGGACGAGGCCTCCCCTTATGGGCAAGCTCATCACGTATTTTCTCAAGGGTGGTGTTACTGTTTATTTTGTTACTTATTCCGACTACCAGAAAATTCGTGGCTGGAACATGGATGGCTTCTTTGTCGATGAAGCATCGGAAATATCTGAAGAAGCCTTCAAAATGCTGCAAGCCCGCATCAGGGACATCAAGGGAGCAAAACGACGTAAACGTGGTTATATCGTTGGCAACCCCAATGGGCACGATTGGGTCTGGCAGTATTTCCAGGACAAGGGGCATCTCCACAAGCCTGAAGATTATTACTTTATCAACGCTCCGACGCAGGAAAACACCTTTCTGGAAGATGATTATGCAGAGGGGTTGATCGACAGCTATGGTGGGCCTGATTCACTGTATGCGCGGCGTTACGTCTTCGGTGAGTCATGTGTTTTTGAAGGAACCGTGTGGCCTGGTTTTGATGACACACTGCATGTTGTCAAAGGCAAGGGACTGAGGGCTTCCATCATCAAGAAAATAACGCATAATAGCAATTGGCGCATGATAGCAGGCATTGATTTTGGCTGGGTACATCCTTTTGTTTACCTGCAAATAGCTGTGTCGCCGGATAAAAGGTATTATGTTATCGGTGAGCATTATGCTAATCGCACGCCACTTGAACATCATGCTGAAGCCATCCGAGAAATAGACAAAGGTATCAAGTGCAAAATAATACGTTACCATGACCATGATGCTCAGGACGCAGAAGAACTCAAGTACCACGGCATTGGTAACCTGTTACCAGCTAAAAAGGATCGCAAGGTAGCAGGAGTGGCTTACGTTGAAAGGTTGTTTCGTGATACAACGCCAAAGGGCCCGCGGATAACCATCGACGGAGATGCTTGCCCGAACCTTGTTCACGAGATACCACACTGGGTTTATAATGAGAAAACAGGCGAGCCTGAAACTCTCAAGGAAGATGCGTGTTCAGCCCTATGGTATGCCTTGTACAGCGAGGGTGGTTGGCTGGCACGTGGAGGCAAGGTAATAGCTGGTACTTACAGGCCAATTCTTGGTACAAGGGGCGAGTTGGGAAGATCCCTGGACGAAGTTTATGCTAATATACTGACGTGATTTGTGTGCTGGCATACATGCGTACTCATGCAGGGAAAAATATCTTGCTCCTTGCATGAAACATTGATACAATGGCACACAAAGGAGTTATGAAATGCCGGTTTTACTACGGACACATGGCGGCGAAGACGGCAAGATGGACCCGCGCACTGCACGTGCCATGAACATGCGGGTTCTTGAGGAGCGTTATGCTGGGATCGATAGACTATTTTCTACCTACATGATGGGCATTGTTGCTGATCCTGACTTTGCGAAGCGTAAAGACCCCAGGATTTATCAGCGTATGCTACGTGATCCAGTCATATATTCAGCGCTTCTCGTCAGGCAATTAACTACGGCAGCGTTACCATGGGACGTTGAGTCCGTTGATGAAAGTGAAGAAGCAAACCAGCTGGCACTTGGTTACAAGCAGCGTCTCTCACAGTGCCGCAGGCTCAGTGAAACGTTTCAGAACATGCTTGAGGCCATACTCTACGGCTTGTCTGTCATCGAGTTGATGTGGAAATATACTAAGATCGGATACGTCGTAGAAAGAACTTACCCTGTAATGAAGGATCGCTTTACGTTCACAGTCAACGGGGAGTTGCGCCTTAAAACGCCAAGTTATCCTATCCGTGGAGTATCTCTTCCCTTTGGTAAGTTCATCCCGCATACACATGATATACAAGATGCCAGCTTCGACAAGCCGGATGATGCTGGCTATTGTTTTTACGGGATGGGACTGGCAGATCGACTTTACCATATCTTCTACTTCAAGATGACAGCGATACGTATGTGGCTGAAGTTTCTTGAAAGGCATGGTTCGCCTTTTAAGATAGCGTATGTACGTGAAGGCGGTACTGCATACGACAGCATGAAAGAAATCCTACTGGCATTACAGAACGATACCTCGATTGCTATCCCTGGAATGAAAGGCGAAGACGTAGAAATAGAAACAAGCCGGAGCGGTGGTGGTGGAGCCATGACGTTCGCCGGTTTTGTCAGCGACTATTGTGATGAGTTGATTACACGGGCGATCCTCGGCCAGACGATGGTAACATCAGTACCCAAGGTGGGAAGCTATGCTTTGGGTCAGGTACAAGAATCGGTCCTCTCTCGTATCGTCAACTTTGATAAGAGCGGTATCGAAGACACATGGAACTATTATCATGTATCGTACGACATGAGGTTTAATGTACCTAATGCTCCTGAAGAGTTGTATCCAAAGTTGACGTTCAGGTACAGGGAACCTCTCGACGTTGAGATGTACTTGAGAGTTGCCGACGGGGTTCGCAGCATGGGCTTACCCATTTCCGAGCAGGACGTTCGTGAAGCTACTGGGTTCCGTACGCCGACGAAAGGCGAAGCGATTATAGCACCGATAATGCCGGAGCTGATGGGCGAAGGACCTCCAGAAACGTTAGCAAAAGAACCTGATACCAAGGAGGAAAAAGACAAGCAGAATGAAGAGGTTTCCAAGCGTATGTTGAACTTGCAGAAAGTAATACGTTATGCACTGGAGTCCCAGCATCCCAGAGTACCTGTGTTTAGATGATTACAAGGGAGAAAGTATGTTTGTAAAGAATAAGTTGTTTGGAACTGAGCCGTGTATAATACATGCTAATGGTGGTAAACACCTGGACGATCCTACCTGGGATACTATCCTGGCCAGTTACTTTGGACAAGTCGGCGAGCTGAAAGATGGACTGGACCCATCTATTGCTGTTATTCTATGTAACAGCAAGAAAGAAAAAGGGCTAACCGAATTGTCACTTGACCGCCTGGGTATCAAGTACATGGTACTCGGTAGGGGTGTACCTGGCTGGATTAACTTGAACAAGATACCGCTTACCAGGGAAGCATTGGCTGCATTGAGTGTATGTCCAGGCATCAAGTATGTGCTAGCATTAGATGCTCATGACGTAGTAGTGTTGCCAGGCATAGTAAACATCCTGGACGTTTGGGAAGAGCAAGGCAGCCCGAAGATGTTATTTCAAGCGGAACGAAATCCCTATCCTCCATGCACCGAACTACGGAAACATGAAGAGAAAATAACACCTCCAGGAACGCCTTACCGATACTTGAACTCCGGTGTCTGGTTCGGAGAAATCGGTTATACAAGGGAATTCTTTGAAAAAGCCTTGAGAACCAAGCCTATCCCTGGTTTCTTACAGAGTGACCAGGGAATTTACAGGCAGTTACGACTTGAAGACCAGTTCAACGTCAACATAGACCATTTTTGTACTATGTCACAGAGTATTTACTTGGTACCCAATGGTGAGTTGGAGTGCCATAGTACCAGGCACGATGATGCTACTTCGATAATACTTGGTGGCCACCCTGAAATACCGATGCTGCCTATTACCAGGGAGGCCCTGTTGGAGTTGTTGCCGGAGGGAGGTGATACAGTAGAAATAGGCGTTGAAAGAGGAGTGTTCTCAGATGAAATACTAAGGCGTAATAAGCCTAAGAGTTTGCTGCTTATTGATTCATGGCAGGAAAGTAATTACAACTTTGTGATTGGTAAATACAAGGACAATGCCAAGGTAACAGTACATCGTGGCGATTCAGTCGAGTCAGCTGGTGTTTTTGCAGGCAAGCAGTTTGACTGGGTTATGGTTGATGCTAATCACCTGGAAGACCGCGTATACAACGATATTAACGCCTGGCTCCCACTGGTAAAAAACGGTGGATACATGTTATGCCATGACTATACACGCTACGGTTTGTATGGAGTGATTGAGGCTGTAGACAGGGTACTATCTGAAAACGATTGCCTTGAGCCAATAGGTAATACTATTGACACGTTCGCTACGATTGTCATGAGAAAGGTTATACCTGGTACCAAGGTAGAACCATGTTCAATCAGGGAGAAATTAAATGAGCAAACCAACGCTGACAATGGCTGTTTTGAACTGGAATAGGCCTAAGCAGATAGACTTCGTATTGTCTACGCTGGAACAGCAAACGCTAAAGCCTGTTATTTTTGTATGGAATAACGGACAACCAAGACTATTTCCTACTGCTGACTGGGTTGTCCAGTCGAATCAGAACATAGCGTGTGTCGCCAGCTGGATGATGCTGACACGAGCGGAAACAGACTATATTGGAACCATTGGGGATGACGTACTTGTATGTGATACCCAGGTACTGGAACATGCCGTTGATTTTCTCAGCAGGCAGGATGATCCAGATATGATAGTAGGAGCAGCCGGTGTCAGGTTAAAAGCAGGTAAGACCTATGGAGATTCTGATCATATTCATTGTTGTAGTAATTTTGGCTTTGTCAAGGGAGAAATGGCCGCTCCAGTTGACGTTGTTAAGGGATGGTTCAGTATCATGCGGCGTGATGTATTAGCCAAGGTGCCGCGCATGATAGATAGAGGCTTCATCGAAGATGACATTTTTGTGAGCGGGCATGCTGCTCGTGGTGAAAAAGGCAAGCATAGGGTACTGGGAATGTTACGTGGCCGATGCAAAGATCTTTTTGATACAAGTGATGTTGCTCTTTGTAGTCGAAAAGATCATTTGTTACGTCGGGAATTGGCCCGTCGTAAATATTGTTTTGGTTTGTAGTTGAAAAAAGGGAGAAGATAATGAGTAAAGCACAAGAAGACGAAGGTCGTATTGACAGCGTTGAACTCGTAGAACCAGAAAGCAATTTCGGCGAGCAAGCCTCAATCGAAACGCAAGAAATACACCTGGGCGAAAAAGTCATACCTGGAATTGCACCTGACAAATGCGGGCCTGTAATGATTGGGTATGGTTGGCATAGGGGTGTTAATGGAGAGTTCCCCTGGTTCTATAGCAACTGGCTGGAGTTTCTGCAACGGCAAGGTTTCACGATTGCACGAGCCAGGGTAAACGGTACCTACCTGGCCGATGGCAGGAATTCGCTTGCTATGGCAGCGAGACGAGCAGGTGTCAAGTGGCTCTGCATGGTAGATGATGACATGCTTGCTCCTGATAATATATTGTACCGGTTGCTTACACTTGCCAGCTCACACGAGATACCCGTGCTGGGTACTAATTACGTTAGTCACAGCCAGTTCGGTCCTAAGCCTGTTACCCAAATCGTCGAGGGAGAATTTGCGAGTGAAGCTCAATGCAGGATTGAGATTGCGAAAGCTCGCAAGGGAGAGTTGTCCAAGGTTTACTCTATTGGCACTGGTATTACTGTTTTCAATATTGAAGCGTTGACGGCTTTGAATGAGTACTCCAGCAATGAAACTGGATGGTTCGATGAGTATCCAGGGATAGGTGAGGATTTATCCTTTTGTAAACGTTGTCATAAGGCTGGCCTGGACATATACTGTGACTTTGGCTTGCCATTAGATGTAATGCATGCTGGTACTTACTTTTACAGCATGGCTGACTACATGGGGTATCCTCCGATGTGGAAGCGTACGAAGCAGATGGTACCAGAATACTTGCGGGACTTAAGGTTGCGAGGGGTGTTAGCTAAGGACTAGTGGGATGGAATGGCTGGAACGTTACGCTAAAAGGCCGAAGGTCTTACCGGAGTTGTATCCACCAAGGACCAAGAGAGAAGTACAGCGAGCCACCAAAGCTGTTGAGAGAATGGGCGGCAAGTCAGCAGCTTGGGCTCTCAAGGTGGGGTTGCCAAGACCAGATGTCTTTGGTGAAGCCAAGCTTCCTGATGTCCCATTTAAACTTCGCCCAAGGGTGGGGCATGTTCTCAGGCATGGTGTTGGAGTCAGGACGCCTGGGTTGAGGCACTTACAGTGGACAGAGGAATACTTGCCTCCGCTCAAGCTGAAAGGCCTGAAACGTGGAGTTTTCTTGAAGCTTAGGAGGTTGGTTACTGAGGGGCAGGCGAAAGCTAAGGCTGGCAGCCTTGCTCAGAGAGTGTTAGCTAGGCTGGCGTTTGGGTTTAGAAGGCCTCTGCCTGAAGATATTCCATTGATGAAGTCGATACGCCGTCAAATGGAGAAGCGTGCTGGATACTCGTTGCAACGATATGCAAGACGCCGTGCATTAGTTAAAGTTGTAGCCGCCCTTAAAAGGCAAGGCGTGCGTAGAATAAAAATTGCTAAAGGAAAGCGTCGGGCTGGAGGATTTATACCTATAATAGACAAGATAGTGATAACTGATCCTGGTACAATGGACCCAGAATCTATCATCGCTATGAGACCGGTCGTGGGCCATGAACTAACACATAGATGGCTTAAGAGAATAGGAGATCCTAGATGGGCAATAGACCCATATTTGGAGCCACCTGAAGAGATTAAAGAAGAAGTAGCCAAGGTTGCTAAGTGGGGCTGGCCTAAGGTTAATAGATTGAAAGAAGGAAGGTTTAAGCGTTTTTTAGCTAGTGCTTTGCATAGGTTATATCCTTCTAAGGCTGACATAGCGTTTCACAAATCTGTTCGCAGGCAAATGCAACGTCGGGCTTTCAAGAAACCCTATTCCATGCTGGATGCTTACAATGAATTGATGCAATATAAGTATGGTAGACCACTTCCAAAAGACTTTTATAAACAAAAGCGTTACGTGCGTACACTTGATAAAGAACTAAGACAACACAAGGTGCCACGGCAACAGCGTTTACAATGGTTGAGTCGTGTGTATGGTGGTAAGGGCGGCCTTATCTCAGAAGAAATTGAGCTTGCACTGAAAGGACGTTACCCAGCAAAGCAAGTCTTTATTATGCCCTACGTGAAGAAGGCCCCCCGTGAAATGAACGTGCTATTACAAAAGGCTTACAAACGTCGCCGAGAACAGGGCCTTAATCGAACGGCTGCTGCCAGCCAGGCATGGAGAGAAGTAAAAAAGGCAGGTTGGAAGCGTGATGCATCTGGAAGGTGGACCCATCCACGGAAACCTGCTGTAACGCCGTCGGACATATACCCATTTATAAGTAACGCTCCGAGTGAGGTCAACAGAATTGTCGAGCATGTATACAGGGACATGCGTCGTCGAGGACATAGCAAGGTAGTAGCCGGTATGCAGGCGTGGCGCAGCGTAAGAGCACATGGCTATCGTAAGATCAACAACGAGTGGAAGAAGCGGGCGAAACCAGTCGAGACGATTACCAAGCGTGGGTACCCACTATATCCACTTGCTTACTCAGATGCTGGATGGCTTGAACACTATGCTACTATAGTAAGTAAGCGTAAGCAAAAAGATTCTAAGCTTAGACGTTTTGGTAGAGGGTATCTTGGTATGGCAGTTGGTACTGGAATGGTCACCGTTCCAGCTATGGCTGCTTCTGCTATCTCTGCTGGTAGCCTTAAAAATGTTATTGCCAGCGTGAGAGGTGGCGGTCCAGTATACCAACCACTTACCCATAGAATCTCGTTGGGGGGTTTTAGATTTAAGTCCAAAGCTCGGAGGCGCGCCTTTCTTGCCCACGAACTAGGACATAAAAAGGTATTTAGTAAATTAGCTAAGACAGCGAGGGGTAGACTTGCTTGGGAACTTGCTTCTTCTAAAGGTCCAAAAGTTCTTGGGAATATAGCCATGTTAGGCATGCTGTTTCATCCAAGGCTTAGAGAGCATGCTTGGAAAGCTCCGCTAATAGGTCATGTTCCTGCTCTGGCTCATGAGGCAGCAGCCACAGCTATAGCTATTAAAAGGGTTGGACCTAGAGCGTTGGGTACTTTAGCACCAGCATTTATAACACATGCTGCTGAACCTGCTGCTTTGGCTGCGGGGGCTAAGCTTGCTGCTAAGTGGTCGAGGAAAAAGAAAGCTCGTGGTAAAGATAAATAATAGTTGACCTTTACCATATATTTTGGTATCATTCAGGTATAGATAATGCGACGTTTGCCTGAGAAATGGTTAAAATGCTTGAAGTGTGGCAGGATGATTTTTACTGATAAGAATCATCGCTTTTGTGCCAAGTGTAAAATAAAGAATGCTATGCTTAGGAAACATAATAAAGTAACTACGGTCAGGGCTGTAATACCTGAATCCTATAGTGATACTTTTGACGAGGAAGAATAGTGATGTGGCCAGCCAAGCAAGATTATTTATGGGACAACAGAGTTCTTAGAGGTAAACCTAAGATGAAATACTCACGTGTAGAAGCAATCCTGCAATATCCTCCTCCATCCTGGAAAGATGAGCCTGCTGAACGTAAACGCCAGTGGGAACATGTCTATCATGCTATGCTGAAGAAAGGCCTTTCCAAAGAACGAGCAGCTAAAGCGGCCAGCTCAGCAGCAAGTGAGAATTATTCATGGCGTGAAACAGCACAGCTTGCCAAAGCTGCCTGGCATGAGGGCCTTGTCCCTGGCAGCAAAATTCTAGGGGCACGGATAAAAAAGGTTTGGGGTAAGAAGCATTTACCATTAAGAACGAGAATAAGAGGTATATGGGCGGCTCCAGCTAGAATACAAAGTAGTGCTGGTCGCGCTCTCAAGAAAGCCGGCGGGTATCACCAGGCCATGCAGGAAGCCATAAAAGAAAAAAGCCTTTTAGGTGAGGCTATAACTGCTCCTTTGTTTGTTGAAGCAGAACGAAAAGCCAAGGCTAAAGTAGGAGGGGCTGTAATTGGAAGGGCTGCTCAAGCGGCTATTATAGGCGCTCCTATTATTGCTGCTGGCTCTATGCTGGGTCGGAAAGTCCCTCCAGCATTCGGTAAAGGTGGTTGGGTTACACGTAAGAAAAAAGTAACACCTCTTGATGAGCTTCGTGACGGACGTGGGAGCGGCAAAGGTATGCCTGGTGGCTTGCGTCGTAATAGAAATACAAAGGCATGTACGATTGGTGGCCCAGGCTATGGGAAAGGAGCAGGCCGTGGCCTGGGAACAGGTCGTAAATATACTTTGCTGGGCGATCCTACTCCGATTACTACTTATCAGGAGATATAAATCATGTGTATTCCAGTTCGTTACCTGTCATTAAGCCTGGTACTTGTTCTAACGGCTTGTCATGGCAAGTCTACAATGATAGAAGAGCGTACTGATGAAACGCACGCTCAAGTAGCTGACCTTGCTGCTCAGCTTGCCCAGAAGGCTTACGTCGGCGAACCAGTCGGAGAGCCACTAGTTGCTTCAACTGAAGCTCTTAGTACCTTCGCAGGGATTCCAAGCGAGCGATTGGATCCAGCAGATGACCACACCGAAGTATATGCAGAGTTGATTAGGCTCAAGGATGAACGAGACAAGTTGCGAACGATGGAAAAAGCGAAAGCACGAGCTTCGGAAACAGAACTAATCACTGCTCGCAAACAAATTGCTGCGTTTCAAGAGATAGCAAAGCTACGTCCAATAGTAACAGTAGTTTGGTATGCAATCTTCGGTCTCATTGGTATCCTTGGAGCACTTATCACTGTTTACCAGGTCGGCGTGCGTTATGGAATAGGAAAATCCGTGAGAGGATTGATACTAGGGATTGGAACGGGAATTGCCACGCTTGTAACAGGTACAGCCTGGTATTTCTGGGGACGGACTGTTATAATGTGGGGTATTGCTGCTGTAATTGTAAGTCTTGTTGTACTTGCAATACGTTATTACCTTCGCACGGAAGCATTTGCTGAGCTTGTCAAGAAGGTGCAGGACGCCCGTATTGATGATGCTGGTTTCAAGGCGGCCTTCAAGAAGAAAATAGAATTAACAGGTAGAGCAGCAACAGAAGTAAATCGCTTGAAAACCAGCATGAAAATATGAGGACCAGTCAATGACGGAGAAGTTGAATGGGGCAGCGAAGTGGGTTGGGATGATCCTGGTACTGATACTGGCAGCCTTGGGTAGTGCTTATGGATATGGCCAACTAGCTCATCGAGTGAAGACAAATGAAGATGAAATCAGGGCTTTGAAGCCGCTTGTAAGCGAGATCCATGCGACGGTAATACGCATAGAAGAGCGGATGAAAAAAGGACCTTAGTATGAGTATAACTGAGCCTGTACTCTTAGTTGGTTCCCAATGCCCGCATTGTCAAGCGGTGCGGGAGCGGTTTCCTGACGTCAAGTGTCTCGATGCCGTCAAGTCTGTAGACGGGGCAGCTATGGCATGCTTCCATGATGTCTTCAGCTTGCCAGCACTGGTCTACGGCGAGGGCGAGGGAGACGTCGAGAGAACGAGAGAAGGGATAATCAAGAGGCTTGAGGCAATGAGGGCCTGTAGCTCAGATGGTTAGAGCACACCCCTTATAAGGGTGAGGTTAAAGGTTCAATTCCTTTCAGGCCTATTTGTGATAAAGCAATTCTTAAAGGAGGATAAACAATGGCAGAGCGAACACAGGAGGACAAATAATGGCTGTCAAGTGGGCAGTCGAGATTAGTGTGATAGATTTAGCAGAGAATCGCATCAAGGCCACCTACAGGCGGACGGATGATCTGGATGGTAGTACGTGGTCGCATACAGTCAAAGGCATCGTCGATGCAAAAAATCCGGCAATGGCACGTGCGGCGATGACCAATAAAATCTGGGCCGAGTGGCAAGAACACTTATCCAGACGGGCAAAGATAAAGGCAAAAGTTGATGCTTTAGAATCCGCTTTCGCCGCCGATATCCAAGCGAAGGAGGATAGCTGATGGCTGATACAGGATTTAAGGCGGGAAGTCTTACCCATTTAACATACAGCACTGGTACGGATATAGATGGCGTGCTCGTTGATGACAATTGGGATCTGACGAGTGATGCTGTCGATCTTAGCGGTAAGTATGGTCGTGTATATTCTGTCATCAGTGTCGAAGATAATACAGGTGCTTGCGATGGCGATGTCAATGTTTTTGTGCTGGCGAGCGACCTTGACCCTGATGGCGAAGGATATCAGGGATATAACGATCGACCGTATGCGGCAGCGATTATTGATCAGACACAAAATGCGACTATACGCAAATCGTTCACTGTTCTGGCGAGCCATTTCCCGCGACATAAGATTTACGTCGAGAATATGTGCGGGCAACAGGTGGCGGTGACTGTGAACTATGTGGATATAACGATCCCTGCTGCAAGTTGAGGTTAGAGAATGCCTGTTGCAACTGCTCAAATTGCAAAGCCATCCCTATGGTGCCCAGGCCGCAACCCTGATGCGTGGGAGTTGTGGCGGGGGTGTGTGGGTTTGTGGCCATTTTGGGCTGGGGCTGGGACTGCCGTGTATGATTTTAGCCTATACCACAATTTGCTGTCGGCAAGTATAGGCAGCATCAGTTGGGTTACGGACTTGTACGGCATCGTGGGCGATTTCAATGCTGATCGTTTGTATGTCGCCGGTTCTGATGTGGCTGGTCATTCACTTGATTTTACTACAGATTTCACTCTATGGTGTTTCGCTCGACCTGATGGTGGCGACACTTATAAGCATATATTGGGCAAACGGGGGGCGGCTGGCTATCAGTATCAGTTTCGGGTTGATGGGACACTTGCAATTAACATATTAACTACAACTGGTGGCTCAGTAGCTGGGGATACTACGCTAACGCTAGGAAAATGGTATAGCATGGCGGCAACCTTATCTAGCACCGATAGCACTAAGCGATTGTGGCTTGATGGTATCGAAGATGGATCTGATACCAATAGTTCTTGTTCGCATGTTGCAGAAGAGTTTAGTGTGGGAAATCAAATGCAGGGTCTTGCATCATATACCGGCGCTATTGCAATTGCCGGTGCTTGGAATCGGGCCTTGAGTGGCCATGAACTCATGCAATTAACCGCCGACCCATTCTGCATGATTCGCCCACCTGAGTTCACGCCGTTCTGGGACGCGGCTGCTGAGGCTCCTTCTGCGTGTGCAATGCCGATACTTGGCGGCGGAATATCAATGTTTCGTGGCGGGATATTGCGAGGATAATCATGGGTTGTCAGAGCGAAGTAACTATCGGCGATAACCTGACGTTCACGGTAACAACGCACGACCCTGATACTGGCGTGCTGACCGATGCCGATGCTGTGCCGTCCTACCGCGTCTACGAAGACGAAACAGGCACGCCGATTCTGACCGGCTCGATGGCGAAGTTGGACGGTGACAACACTACCGGATATTATTCCGAGCAGATTGCATGTACCTCAGGGAACGGTTTCGAAAGCGGTAAGAGCTATAACATATACATCTCGGCCACGGTTGGTGGCGATACGGGTGGATTGAGCTATGGATTTCGCACACTGGCCCGTGATGCGGATGACCTGGCAACTGAGGCGAAGCAGGATGTTATCGACGGGATTGTCGATGACTTGAAGGCTGCCCTGACCGTCGTCAAGGGCACTATTCAAAGCGAGAACATAACAAGTACGACGTTGCAGATTGCGAACGGCGAAGATACTGACGACGCTTACAACGGCATGACCGTAGTTTTCGAGGATACTGTACTTGGCTGGGTTGCACGTCCAATCAGCGATTATGCTGACAATGGCGTGATAACATGGGTGCTGGAGACCGATGGGTTGCCGAAAGATGGTGGAACGGCGTATATCATACCTGTAGCATCTGATGTCATGCGTGGAACGGATGATGCAGCAACAGCCAACAAACTCCTAGCGTACGTGCAGCTACTGGCTCGTTCGGATGAGGGCATTGCGACCGATAATGCCACTGAACTATCAGAAATCAACGCTGACGGCGGACACGGAGAAGGCGACTTCGCGAATACGGTTGACAGCATAGAAGCACTGGCTGATGCCCTGGATGCCGGTCTGCCGCGTTATACGGCAGCAAGTGCATCCCAGGTTGACAACGGAAGCGGCACGGGAGACTATGAGGACACCGCAGCCGACGATGGTAGCTACTGGCAGATAGCAGGAGCGGACAAAGGCGAAGAGGATGACTATGGTATGGATGCCACGCTCACCTTTTCGCTGGGCACGACGACTAAGCCGTCTTTCGTCCACATCAATGCGTATGAGACGTTCAATGCAGGGCCAGTTCTGGTATGGGCATATAACTACGTGACGAGCAGCTGGGATGCGATTGCCGACAGTAACACGGGCATCAGCGGGAATTCAGAGCGAAACTACACGTATATCCTGCTGGCTGATTACCATCAGCAGACAAGCGACGGCGAGGTGAAAATCAGGTTCACATGCGTAGATGAGTCGACGAATAAGTACCTGTTTCTCGACCAGGTGTTGATAGGCGGCACACGGGTATCCGGCCTTACGGCGGCAGCCATCGCTCGTGCGGTGCACGAATACAATCTTGACTATATCCGGCATACTCCTGACGAGATGATAGCAGGGCACTTGCTGAAGCGTGGCATAGCATTGGGCACGACTGTGGCAGCGGCGGATACGAATTCGACTTTCACGCTGGCTGACGGTATCGAAAGCGACGACGCTTACAAGGACATGCGCATCGAAGTGCGAGACGAATCTTCAGAAACACGTGCTATTGAAACACGGAGGATCACGAGTTATACGAGCGGCAGAGTCGTAGTAGTCAGTCCGGCCTTTACGTTTGTACCGGCAGTGGGCGATTCGGTGCACATTCACAACCAGTTCGATGATGGGCCTTCGCAGACTTCGATGGATATGGCCCATGCTTTACTGGCTACGAGTTCGGCTCTTAGTGCTCATGCAGATGCGTTGGACGCTCATGATACGGCAATGGATACTGCGCATGCTTTACTCGCTACCGAAGAGAAGCAGGATGTTATCGACACCGTAGTAGACCGCATCGAGCAG